TTATATATAGACAACACGGCGCCGCCCACAAAAAACTAGCTGGAGGTAGTCATCGACTTTTAGAGCGTCACTGACTAATAGATACGACAATGCGGACAACCATTCCTTGATGGGGGAACCGGGCGTCTGCTTAACCATGAAGCGCCGCCTCGACAATGCTCTGGACTCGGGCCATCGTTATACCGGTGTATTGCTCTACAGAGAGGGGGTGAACTGTATGATCAAATAAGATAAGTGGACGCTCACCCAAAGGCATAGTTTGAACTTGAATTTCAAGACCCAACGTTGACGGCTCGTAGGGCAAATCGCTCTGCAGCCACCCGCAGTACGGCGGTTCGGCTTCCCTGCCATCACGTTCCCAAAGCTCACACATTCGAAGAAAATTGCTTTCGCTCAATGAGATCCATGCCAACCAGGCAAATGGACCGACACCGTCGGTTACAGGGATGAGAATACGTCCTAGGACGAAGAAATGCTCGCCATCAATCACGCATTGATCAGATGACAATTCGCCTCGTTCATCTCGCTCGGTCTCTGGTATTGAGTACCAAAGGTCTGGCGCGCTCGGGCCAAAGCACATCGGCAACTCATCGTGCGGCTTGCCGCAGGTGTTACATATAAAACCGCTCACAGTGACTTCCATGTTTGTAGAGAGCCTAACGGGTGAATACCGCACAAGAGCGTTATTCAGCATGCTCGCAAGCCTACACGGCTAAACCCGGTACGTGAACGGATTTAAGTTCGGCTTTCAGCGAATAACTGTTGGTTCAAGGGCAGACGTGACCCGATGCCCCCCTTTCGCTACCAGGCGATGACTATCGGCAATCGGTGGCGGGCACTGCTCAGTCATGACTTCTCTTGGTCGACAGGTGTCCGCGATGACCGTCCGCTTGGGTCGTATGCGGACGGTCGCCAAGGGCGCTATGAGTTGAAAGCCGGTCGCAGCGAGCCATCATATAGCCACCTGTCATTCTGCGCCATCTACTGCTTCACCAGAGGCTGTGCGTTGCCAAGTCTGCCTACGGTTTTCAAGACCGTGGTATAAGCGCCCAATCCATGCGGTTTCAGGGGCAAGATCGATTCCAAAACAAAGGCGAAACGGCACGGCTACAGGCCGCATACTGCAAGGGTCGCCATTTCAGTTTTGGAACCGATTCTAGAGCGTTTTTACCTTCCATCCGGGAGACGCCCTAGCACATAGCACCGTGACATCAAAGGCATTATCCTTGTGCCTCGCCACATCACCGACCAGGACGCGCCACCATGAAGAGGCTAGCTGTAGCAATCGTATTGATCGCTCTGTCTCCCGCCGCATTTGCGGGATGTTACGGCACTGGTACCTTCAAGACTTGCACCGATAACAGCGGGAACACGTATAACGTTCAGCGCTTCGGCAACACCACGAACGTGCAAGGATTCAATGCTGGCAATGGCTCCTCTTGGAATCAGCACAGCACTACCATGGGAAACACCACCTTCCACAACGGCACCTCTGCCAACGGCAACTCATGGAACGGGACGAGCCAACAGATCGGCAATACAGTTATCAATCGTGGTGTTGACTCTCGTGGGAACGCCTATCACTCGACCTGCAACAGCTACGGCTGCTACTGAATTTCCAGTACTGCAGCAGTAGTGTGAGAAACGCACCTCAGGCCGCGCACTTCGCGGCCTATGCATCGGGTGTGTCTAATATGCATTAGCGATTTTGGTCGACTTTGGCCCAGTAAAACCACGTAGCTTTACCGCAGTTTTAGACATCCGAAGCACCCTTCCCTGGCGTTCTGCCAACTACGATCCGTCCTGGCTCGTGCTCAACCCAACCCTCATATTCAAAAAGGCCAATGTGCCAAGCATCCTCGTGCTCTAGCAGAGCCCACACCCTTGCCGCCTCCGCAAGCTCGAGCATGTCGCATAGGCAGCCATCATCAACTTCCCGGCGCCGGCGCGCGGCGAATGCCATCTCGCTGAGCACGGCCGCGCGTCCGTCGGGGTCCGTGACGAGGGCAAACCGGTCGTCAAGCTCAGCCAGCCAAGCCCGTGGTATTCCGCTCATCATTCAGTCCTGCACCACCACGACTGCGCATAGATCACGCCGTCGATTTCCTCCACCCCATTGATGTTCATGCCGAGCTGGGCCATGCCGTTGACCTTGGCATCGAGCAAGCGCGGGATGATGTCAGGCCCGGGTGTCGGGTTGAACACCCACGCTTGGGTCGCGACTCGGCCCAGCACTTCGCTGTGATGGTCACCAATATGGACGTCAGCCCGCAGGGGCTTGATCTTCCTGAGGCGATCAGAGGGGATGGCCACGCCATTCTCGCGGCGTCGAACGAGGAGGAAGTACATGGGGCACCTATACTGTATAAAAAAACAGTATCGTATAGAGCAGGCGTCTTGCGGGCAATTGTCGATCAGCGGACCTAATGAACGGGCGGCGGCTCTTCACCGCGAGCTGCGGCCATAGCACGAAGTTGGTAGTCGGTGACCGCCTGGTACTGTGCCTCGGCAATTAGGCGCAGACGCTCCAGCTCTTCCGCTGGCTCACCCGAAGCCTGTGCCTCATGGTAACGCTTCCATGCCTGTACGGCGTTGGTGTACATGGGATGATCAGGGTAGAGGATCGGCGGCTTACGGTTCATCGGAGCTCCATTCTGAGGCGGCCATCACTGAATGGTAGACGGTGCCCGTCCTGCTTGGATTAACTGGTAATCGATAACCGCTTGGTGTAGCGAATCCGCCAGTAGACGCAACCGCTGGATTTCACTCGAAGGCAAGCCAGCGGCCTCCGCTTCGTGATACTCCCGCATAGCATCGATAGCCTGTTTGATCAGCGGCTCACCCGCTTCCACCAGCCCAATAAAAGTGCGCTTCCCCACCACCCTGCTCCGATCAGTTGGTCAGCGCATTATAGGATGCTTCGCAGGCCAGGCCGGCTATTCGGGCACGGTCATAAGCTTTCGCCAGCTCTCCCGCTCGAGCATCAGCCCGGTCGCGCAGTTCGGAGAGCACCATTGCGGCGCGGGTGGCTGCTTGGCCTCGGGCGACAGCGGCGGTATCCGTGCCGGTGCAACTGACGGTGGCGGCGAGCTTGGCGCCTTCGTGCTGCAGCCGCTGGCCAGCAGCATCGGCGCCAGCAGCGCCAGCATCAGCAATCGTTCGTTCTTCCTGAGCATGCGCTCTCACCTCCTCCTGCGCCGTGGCGCGCCGTTGTTCTTCCTGCCGGGCACCGCGCTCGCCGAGCACCTCGGCCAGGCGGTCGCCGCTGTCTCGTTCTGCTGATGCCTGGTCGGCTTCGGCCCGCTCCACCGATCTGCCATGCTGGTAGACGCCCCAATAGGATGCCAACAACAGCAACAGGACAATGCAGCGCAGGGGCGCGCTGTATCTGGCTACCAGTTGTTCCATGCTGCCTCCCAGTCGGGAAGGTCGACCGTCTGGCCGGCCAGTTGATGGGTGCTGTCCGCCAGGTACTGGATGCGCCCTTCGGTTACGAAGGAGTGGCAGATAGTCTCCTTGCTGCCCATCCGATACCGAGACAGAACGGACGGCGTAAAGGTCGGGGCCTCGGCGTCGCCGTTATAGCCCCAGCGCGGCCCATTGCCTGCACCCACGTTCAGGCTATGGGGGAGATTGCAGCCATTGCAGAAAAACCAGGGCGAGCCATCTTCGGCCTGCCCCAAGCACCGGCCAATCGTCTTGATCGTCATGCCAGCGCCCTCCTTACCCCTTCGTCAATGATCGCCGGCGTATAAGGGTTGCCGCCGTTCTCATGAATGATGATGCTGACCACCATCCCGCGCAGCGTGACCGGATCTTTGATGTTGATCGGGTCGGTGGTGCGCACGCCCAGGCACTTGGCCACGGCTGCAGCGTAGGCCTGGGTGTCGTTCTCGTTGCTCGGCGCCCAGCGGTTGATAGTCTCAAGAACGGTATCGATACCCTTCCCGCCCACGCCTGGCATACCGTCTTTGCCCCGGTAGTTGATGAGCAGCTTGCCCAAAGCGCGGATGCCGTTCTCCGGGGTGTCGAAGATGGCGAAGCGGCCACCAGGTTCCTTGCCGATCTGGCCCTGCCAGTTGTTGCGAGGGTTGAAATCGATATTGCCGGGGTTGCGGTTGCGCACGCCCCGGGGCTGGGATTGGGTCATGAGTTTTCTCCAGGCAAAAAAAAACGCCTTGCGGCGGTCTTTGGGTAGGATCTGCCACAGGGGCGGATCAGGAACCAGTCAACAAGTGACCTTTGTCAGATCTCTGGTATGAGATTGCACTCTCGATTTGGCCCCTTATCAAATACCAAACTTAATGCAACGCTGTGGAGAGTAAATGGAACAATCAACGATCCAAAAGGCAGAGCTTATGGACGCACTCAGCATGGCGATCGCGTTTTACCAAAGCGGGTTCCCGCAAGAGGGGGAGGCGTCATTCAAGAAATTTGTCGCCAAGAAGCTCCCTGACCTTAAGGAGTCAATCTGCTACAAAAGCTTAGCCCTCTTCGCCCAAGAAGAGCATGTTGGTAGTTGGTCTAGCATGAAATGGAAGGAGACCGATAAGCGATGGGACAAACTGAACGAGTATGTGGAGAATTACTATCCATTTAGCGGATTCTTCACCCTTGCTGCAGCCTGCGTAATTTAATGCTGAGGGAATTTACTCCTTATCAACAATGGTCAGTCCGTTGGTGGGGCGGGCCAATCAATGATTTCGGGGTAGCCGCCCTGCTCAGGAACTCGGCTCAGCGCAACGCGGTATTTCTTCCAGAGCTTGAGACGGGCCTCTTCGTCCGTCGTTGCTTCGTCGATGTCGACCGCATCCTGCAGCGGGGCAATAGCGTCGTCTGCCACCTTGCGTAATCCGGCGATCTCTGCCTGAACTTGCTCCAGCAAAGCAGCAGCGGCAGCGGCCTCTTTCATTTCGGCCGTGACCATCATGGACCAATCAATGTCACTCATCGTCAACCACCTCGGCTTCGATTGGGTTAGGTTCGTCCTCAGCCAAAGGGGGCTCCTCGGGGGCACGGAGGCTGGGCTGCGGTAGGTCCACCGTGCCGTCATCAGTCAGGACAATCGGCTGCGGGAATCTTGTTTCCTCCGGGGCGTCAGCGCCGTGAGGAAGAATGAGGGTCAAGTGAAGCTCCCCGTTAATGCGGTCGACTTGTCCAGAGAACCATTTCGACGATATAGCCTCAGCCGGCAGGGTCGCGCCCTCCAATAGCGGACCGAAGTCGAACACGTCGCCGTTCACGTAAAGTAGATCGCCTTCGCGATCTACCATCAATTCCTCGTCCATGCGGACGGGCGACAACTTGATGATCATATGAAACACCCTCAATACCAGCGGCCGATTGCATGCCAAGTGTAAACAACATCAACACCGGATGGCACGGATGAATAAAGTTCGAACGTAAAGGTGCCATTCAAGGTGTTTGATCTATAAGGCAAGATGGTTACCCTGTAGGAGCCTGACCACACGCCTCCGCTCAAACTTACTAAGTTTGAATAAAATGGAACAGGCCACGTGATCAGGTCGCCGGCAGGGCTAATATAGACACCCCCCGCCACGGAAGTGATGCCCGAAGAGTATGTTTTCAAGCCCCAACAAATTTGAGTTCCGTCCGCAAAGCGAACATACTCGCCATTCGCATTACTACCGCGCTCAACGATTGCACCTGTCGGAACGCCACCGTTTTGCGACACTGTGCCGACGATATCGACAGTCTTTAACATGTACTGCCAAGGTTGCCAGACACCACCTACCTGTACCCGCTCATAAGTTCGGTGCGGTGTTTGAACGCTCGTGAATACCTGCTTCGCATAACCCGAGGTAGGGTGGCGGTAGTGGTGAATGTACCCTTGCGACGCCCCGGTCCCAGAGCCGAGCGGTCCGTCGTCGACCGTGGCGCCGCAGTAGTAGAAGCCCGATGCTGTGATGCTTGCAAGACTGGTTGGTGTGGGGGGCAATACACAGGTATTACCTATGCCGAAGTCGCCTACACGCAACACGCGCCCTAGGGTATTATCTAGCGTAGAAGTGGTTAGAGTTCCGCCAGCGGAAGTACCGATAGAGGAGCTCTTGACGGTCTCTTCCCAATCGGACCACGTGCCGTTGTTGCGTCGACGGAACCAGAGACGGCTGGCGGCGTAGCCGAATACTAGTTGATGCGCAGAAGACGCCCCGTTGAAACACTGAGTGAAGCAAACAGAGCCGGACGACGCACCTACCGGCACATTCACGGTGTTACTGGCGATGTTGTAAAAGCCGGTCAACCCGCAGTCGTTCAGATCGCTGTTGGGCACTGCGACACCCTGAGAACCGCCCAACCCAAAAGCGCCGACCAACAGGGCACGACCGGCAGTCGCATCGTTGGCGGCAGTTTGAGCGTCGACCGTAGCTAATGTGCCCAACCCCAACGTGACGCGCTGGGCAGCGGCGTTGGCGTCATCGAGTAGTGCGCGGCCCGCCGCCGTCAACGGGGCCATGGCCAGCGTGTTGGTGCCAGTGGTGTACATCATCTGATTCGCCGACCACACCAAAGCGGCAATCGCACTCAACTTGGCATTGGTCGGCTGGCTAATAGTGCCGCCATAGAGTTCGTCAAAGTTGGCATTGGTTTTCTGGAACGCCGTACGGGCATCATCCCCGTCCAGGCCATTGGGGGCTGAACCAAGGGCGATAACTTGCTTGGCCATCTGGCCTCCTATTTATAATCCTGTCACATCGGCAATCAGCGAACTGCCGCCGGTGTAGTAACGGTCGTAAGACGGTGGCGCAGGCGGCACGGGGGCATACCACGGTGCCTCCATGGCCATGTACGGATATAGACTTGTCACAGTCACCCCATCCGATCTGCAATAGAGGAGATAGGTGTACCAAGCATGTAAATAGTACGGAACCTCTCCGGAGGAAGATGGGATGAAGTCAGATGTCCATCTACCCATGAACTGCGGAAAATTAACCGCATATTTTTTCCCGGCGGGATGGTTGTAGCTCGCACTGCCGGTGAACGACGGGATAACCCCCTTTACTTTGCAAAACTTGGATGCAGCATCAAATACAAGCTCACCAGCCGGGTTCCATATTTGCAGGCCGTATAGAGATGCTGCCGGCGGCTGCTTGCGGAAAACAAAGATCTCAACCGTAACCCCCAGGGCCCTCGTCACGACAATACAACGGTTGTTGCCATTGGTTTCGATCCGCCGGACCATAAAGCCGAACTCACTCGTGCAATGAACAAACACAAGGTCTTGCGGTGATGCCACATAGAACTGGACACCGCGCACAAACAAGCCATCGAACGGGATGTTGTCGGCGGAGGTTATTAACTGCTTACTGACCATCGCGAAGTTGACCCAGCTGTCATCAATCTGAACCAGTCCATCGGGCGTGAAGACTTGAAGACCTGCAGGCATCAGAACACCCCAACCGTTATGTATGAGGGCGACTGGTTCTTGTTAGCCTCAAAGGTCCAAGTGATCGTTTCCGCCGCCTGATTGATCGAAATGGCCGGCACAAACAAAGCCAGTGAGCCTTGAGTAGAGGACACTGGCGTCGCAGCAAAAAACGGTGTTCCCGAACTCAAACCAGGCACAGAAGCAGAGCCCGATGATGCTCCCGTGTAGACCGTTCCGAGCATCTTGGCCAGCCGGTCGGTGATATCCACGACTATGTTCCCGGCCTCATCCCAAACCTGTAAACCTGCGGTCATCGTTACCCCCAAAGCCCGAGCCGAACCCGCATACGTGCGGTGTCGTAGACGGTCAGTGCTTGATTGGTGATGTTCATCCGGCCCATTCCAGGCCGAACCCCGTTTATCTCAAACTCATTCGTCACGAAGTTGATGCGGATGCCCTGAGAGCCTGCAACGTAGTTGGAACTGCGCAGCTCCCCGGTGATGATCAGGTTGATGATGTCGGCTTGGTTGATGATCGCGCTGTTCATAAACACCTGGCCGTTCTGGATGGCAAACACCGACTTCGGCGTGCCGCCGGGCTGGTGCATGACGGAGAACAGGTTGGCCAGGAAGATGACCATGGACTGCATGCCGTCCGGAGTGTTCTCGACTCCAATGCCCATGCCGGCGCCGTAATAGCGACCGTTCACGTCGACACCCACCTTGATGTTACGGGTGGCCGACACGTTGCCCTCCAGATCGACCAGGGCCTCGGACGTGTCCTGCACCAAGGCCTCGGTGCTCCCTACCCGGCTGCTCAGTTGCGTTACCGAACTGCTGATCGCCTGATCGGCGTTCGCCCGGGTCTGCGCCTCGTTGACGATCGCCGACTCGCTGTCGCCAACCCGGCTGGTCAGTTGGGTGACCGAGGTGCTGATTGCCTGGTCGACCGAAGCGCGTGTCTGCGCTTCCGTGGCGAGCCCTGCCTCAGCCTGGCCGATCCTCGATGTCGCTGAGGTCATCTGCGCCGTGAGTGCTTCGTCTGCGCTGGTCCGCGCCGTGATCTCCTGCTGGAGCTTCGACTCGTTGTCCCCGACCTTGGCCGAAACCTTGGTCACCTCAGTGGCCAGGGCCTCGTCAGCGGTCACTCGCGCATAGGCTTCCTGCTCGAACCTGGCGTTGAGGTCGTCGCCAATCTGCGCCTCGACCAAGTCGATACGCCGCGCCAGCGCCATATCGCCGCTGCTGAAAGCGCTGTAGATCGAGGTGGACGTTGCCCGTACAGCCGAATCGCCAGCCTTCCAGTCGGTAGCACCGGCCATCCGCGGGTAGACCTGGGTCTCCACACCGATGATCCGGGTCGCCATAGCCGCCAGCTGGCCGTCGATCTCCTCGACGCTCGTCTCCACGGCATCCACCCGCAACGCCAGCGCCGTGACCATCTCGCCAAGGGATGCGTAGTCGCCGATGTATTCCCAGTAGCCGGCATCCGTGACCGGCGTTCCGGCCGGCACGTCCTGCTTGGCCCGGTACAGCTTGCCGCCCTGCTTCACCAGGGAGCCCGCCAAGTAGGCCTGGGCCGCATCCCAGTCCGGGGCACCGACCACGTCCGCCAGCTGAGCCTGCAGCGAGTCGATCTGGTTCTGCAGGGCGATGTCCCCTGCCGTCAGCCGCTCGTTGATCGAACCAGGTCCCTCCCCGCTAATCTTCTCGATTTCCTTCAGCAGGTCTTGGCCAAGCTGAGTTTCAGTGATCTTGCCGGTGATGTAGTCAAGAATCGCATCGGCATCAGCGCTGGACTGCCCGTAGACCCAGTCCGACCACGGTCCGATGTTGCCCGACCGGTCGACCAGGCGGCCGCGGAAGTACCGCACCACAGCAGCCGCCATCCCGCTATGCAGGTAGGTCGGTGTCGGGTATGCGAACTGGCCGAGTGGGAGAGGATTCTGTCCGGTTGACTCGGACGCCATTTGGACTTCGGTATAGGCAGTATCTTCTGCAACTGGCGGAAACCCCCAGTTGAGCCGGATGGCCATGATTTCCGGAGTAGCATTCAGATAGGCCAACGCCGGAGGTGCACCCTCCTTGCCCTTCAACTCGGTCAGTACCGAATCCCGCCACATCGACGTGATGTCGAACGAGCTGACGGCGCGCACGCGAGCCAGATAAGCGCCGGCGTAGATACCGACCACGTCCACGGAGGTGGTACCGGTGCGCTGCAGGCGTATCCAGTTGCCGTTGTCCTTGCGCCACTCCACGTCATAGGCAACCGCGCCCTGCACAGCTGGCCAGGCGATCGTCATGGTGCTGACCGCGATTCCCTGGGAAATGGCGTAGGCAGAAGTCAGCGTTACGCTCGCGGGTGGCGGTACGACAGTGATCGGAATGACGCTGATCGGGCGCTCGTCCAGCTTAGCGCCGGTGTCGATTGCTGCGAACTTGCTTGGGTTGAACTCGAGCGCAGTGATCTCGTACTCGCCTTCCTGAGTTCGAGTGGTCTTCAGCACTCGGAACAGCTGCACCGCCAGGTCGTCGTAGTCGATCGCCCACTGCAGCTCAGGCTCCGGCTGCACACCGTAATCGGTGGTCACCGTCACCGCACGCCCAGCGACCGATTGCACGGTGCGTGCCTGGGCGGTGCCGTTCGGCAGGTTCAGAATCAGACGGTCGCCGGCCTTGATCGGCGTGTCGCGATCGAGGGTGACCACCCGGCCGGCAGCGGCAGCAATCCGACCACCGTTCGGGCGGCCCGCCACCAGCTCGTCAGCCACGGGAATGACGTAGCCAGGCAGCGGGATGCGGCCTTCCATCCCGGTCTTGAAGGTAACGGTACGATCCTGACTGTTACTCAGCAATGCCCATTTACCGCGGCGTTGAGCCTCGGACGCACGAGTGCAGCCGATGGCCGAAATTTCCACCGGACGGTCCCGGTACCGGCGCTGGAGCGCGTTGTCGGTCACCGGGATCACATCGGTGTCGTAGTTGTTCGCCGGGTTGTCATAGCTGACCAAGGCCCGGCTGTAATGGGTGTTGCGCTCGGCACCGCCATAGACGAAGTCGCCGTCGATGACGTTGGCCCGGGTGAACACGTAGTCGATGTCCTGGGCGCGCGGCATGTCCGCCTGCATGAACAGCGAGCCGTGGGCCCAGTACACCATCCCCCGGTAGATGGCCGACAGGTCGCGCAGCAGGGTCCAGGCCTCAGCGCGACCCTGCAGGTTCATGTCGCACAGATAGCGCGGCTCTTGCCCGCCAATCCCGTCCGGCACCAGCTGGTCGCAGTATTGGGCGATGCGGTACATCTCCCACTTGTCGACCATCCACGACTTGATGCGCTTGCCCAGGCCGAAACGGTCTTCGACGCACAGGCCGTAGGTCACGAACGCCGGGTTGTTGGTCCAAGCCTGCTTGAAGGTGCCGTCCCATACGCCGGTGTAGGTGCGGTTCACGGGGTCGTAGTTGGTCGGCACCGGCCAGCGCTTGGCCTTGCATTTGACCGTCACGGCCGGGATGTTCTGGAACTGTTGGGCGTCGAACTCGATGTAGAGCAGCGCGGTGTTCGGATATCGCAGCTTCTCGTCGATGATCTCGGTGTAGCCGGCGATGGTCATCGTATCGGCCACGGTACCGCTATTGGCATTCGGGGTGATGCGGCGCACGCGCAGCATCCAGCCCGACGTCGCCTTCGGTAAGTTGACGCGCACTGAGCGCTGGTAGCCGTTGGTGGTCTTGCCATCCACGGCGCCCAGGTGGGCTTCTACATACGCGCCGCCGTCAGTGGCGATGTCGATGGCGTACTCGATGCGGTAGCCGTTTGTGTTGCCGCTGCTGTCCTGCTTGGCCAGGCGCGGCCAGGACATGCGCACGCGCACCGCCGACAGCTGCGTATTGCTCAGCGACCGGGTGAACGGGTTGTCACTGCGCAGCTCCACGTTAACGGTGGTCTCGTTTTCCACCGCAGGGATTCCCTGAATGTAGTCCTGCTCAACGGAGCCAGGGCGCCACTCCCACTTCACGCCCGGGAAGTTAACGTTGCCGCTGGCATCCATGATCGGCGTGTTGTCGAGGTAGATGTCGCGGTCGGTGGGCGTGCCGTCGAACTCGCCCTCGCCCACAGCCAGCAGGATCTTCGCAATGTTCGTCGACTGCAGGCTATCCGGCGCCTCAACAGGGGTCTTCGGCTTGCTTTCGCCGCCCTTGGCGCCGTTGATTTCCAGGTGATCTACGGGGCCCATGTTTTCCTCCGGGCAATAAAAAACCGCCCGGAGGCGGTCTGTACGCTGAATCGGCCCTAAGCCTTGTCTTGCGCCTCAATCGAGGCAGAGATAATCGCCCCACCCCACCGCCGCTCGCCGATGCAGATCGGGACGGGGTTGCCACTAGCTGTGGTGTTCTTGGCGCTGCCGAAGGCGTAGGACGGTAGGTTCTCGGGAGCCGCACTTTGAGACAGACCTTGGGCCTGCGGGCTGAGCATCTGCACCACCCCGCCAAGCGTCATGGAAAGGCCAGCATAAAATGCGGATGGGCCCAGCCATATGGCGGATACCATCAAAGCGATGCCAATGATGGTTTGTAGTATTCCGCCACGTTTGCTGCCATGGACAACGGGAACAACACGAACCTCCCGAGTGCCGCGCAGGTTCATTTCGTCCAGGCCAATGTTCTTTCGGTTACGGAAGATGGCGAAGCGTAACCCCAATCCATCAAGTCGCCTGATCTCCTCCTCGAACCCCTGTAACGTAGCTTTCAGAGCCTTGAAGACCTCCCAGACCTCACCGCTGTCAAGCTGTCTATGATGGGTGCGTCCGAACTTCTGCGCTAAGGATCCGGATAGCTTGATGATGGTCATTGGTTGATAACTGGCCGCTGTGGCTGCCATGTTTCCTCCAGGCATAAAAAAACCGCCCTAAGGCGGTTTTGTGGTGATCTATCAAAGACATGACCGGACGGCGCGTTCCACAGCCGTACGACCCGGCATGGCCGACCAGGGCATGCGCTGTCGAAGAGTTACTGAACTGCCAGTAGACGTTCTGGTGATATCGAGAAGCTCGTCTGCCATGCTGCTATTCGAAACCCATAGGCGGTAGCCATTTTCGGTCTCCACCATTGAGGACTCGGTCCTGGCAGCCTGCCACTTAGGGAAAACGCACAAGGCATACTGTTTTGGGTCTTTCTTGGTTACCGCGCTAATCGAAGGATCGTTGCCTTCCAGATCTGCGGTCGTCACGCACCCCGCCAGCAACGCCGACCCCACCACCCCGATCAGAATTCGCATGAGTCCCTCCCTTGAAATGGGTGACTGTAGCGCGGACCTAGCCCGGCAGCCAAATGCAAAAAGCCCAGCGCTGGGCTGGGCGTTATCTCCCTCAGACTGCCGCTGTCCAGACAGCAAGCTCATAACCGTCTGGGTCGACGAAATGGAATCGCTTCCCGCCAGGGAAAGAAAAAACCTCCCGGCTGATCATGCCGCCAGCAGCCACAACCCTGCTCTCGGCGCCAGCAAGGTCGTCTGAGTACAAAATGACCAATGGGCCGCCTGGCCTGACTGGCTCACCAGTGGTGAAGCCACCGGTCAACCGACCGTCATTGAACTCGGTGTATGTTGGGCCATAGTCAACGAAGCTCCAACCGAACACTGCGCCATAGAAGTCCTTGCTGAGCTTGATGTCGCTGACGTTGAACTCAATGTTGTCGATCTGGCTATCCTTCCCTCTGTTGCTCATTGCCACCTCCATGTTGGAGCCTGGAATCTAGCACAGCCAGACAGAAGGTTTGCACCAGACGCAAAAAGCCCAGCACGGGGCTGTGCTATTTCACATCAAGGCGCGCGGTCGATCTCTTTGTGCGTGCCGATGCGCCTCAGCTCCGCCACTGTTCCGACAAGCTCAAAGCTAAGCTTGTGACTATGATTTGCCGTGATGTGGATCGTATAGATTCCCGGACGCTTATAACCAGAAAGCTTTTCAAGGCGTAGCTTTTTTGGCTGCGGATCATGCAGAAGAAGACGGTATGCTTCCTTGAACGCGCTTTTAACTTCTTCAGAAAGCGCGCTGTAGGAATTCTGAAACGACTTTCGGCCGATGTCGATTGCCGTAATCTGAAGCCTCACAGCTCGTCAAGGAACTTATCAATGTCCGCTGGCTCACTGAGAACCTTTGGAGTATGGCCAGCCTCCTTGTCTGCGTTGCTTTCCAGAATGCTCCAACGCAACGCTTCTGTGGTTGTATTAAGCGTGATCAGCGCCTCCAGAAGGCCTGCATAGGCATCAACAACTCCGTCTTCATCGCTGAGGCGCGGATCGTCGATTGCGCATTGCATTTTTTCCTTGGACTCAGAGTAAGTCCTGACCAGGCTGTCTTGAAGGTTTTCCAGGACTGGCACTACGTTTTCTTCTGGTATCGGCCTTGAAGCATCGCCCGAGGCGATTGACTTTTTGACCGCACAAAACGCTCTTTCTGCTGCATGAAGCAGCTGACAGTGATGGGAGATGGCGTCAATCGTGCCGTCGATATCTCGCAGCAGATCGAGAGATCGAACAGCGCCAACACCCATGAGCTCTGCGGCGGTAAGCGCATCAGCTAAGTGGTGGTGGTTTGCCGAATTCATCATATGGTCCTCGATGATAACCCGGTAAATAGACTACCGGCTCGCGATTATCGCTACGTTGTCATCCCTGTCAACTGAAATCCGCGCCGCGAAACCTCAGCTAACGGTTCTGTGGCGCGCACACAGTGACTATAGATGAGACGGCTGAACGCACCACCAGTTCACAGCCTGAACATACGCTCATTATGATCGACGCGACAGCTTGAGACTTAGGCCCTGGCCGCCCATCCACCCTGGACGAAAAGCCAGTAACCGCCTCAAACGCAACCGTAGTAGCGTTTTGCCCTCTATCCATTGAGCAGGGAGCCATTTCATTGACAGATCTTCATAACGAATTCGCAGCAAGCCGCTACTTCAACGCCGAAAGAATCGACAGACGCAGCGCCGACGCCTTGGCAGGCCTAGCAGCCGGACTCGTTGCTGATAATGTAGTCACTCAAGAGGAGGCCGTTTTCCTCAAAGATTGGATCGAGCGTAACCTTGCTCATTTGGAAGACCCGGTGATAAATCTTCTCTACCGCCGACTGAGCAGTATGCTAGCTGACGGCACGCTTGATACAGATGAGTCCGCCGACCTGCTGGGTATGCTGAGGGGCCTCGGTGGGGTTTCCGCCCATGCGGCCTCATCCAACACTACCGCCTCAATCTACTCACGGCCCACTGACTTACCCTTCTGCGCTCCTGCGCCATCGCTCTGCTTTGAGGGCAAAAACTTCGTTTTCACTGGGATAATGGCCTTCGGACCGCGCAAGGATTGCCAGCAGCTAGTTACTGATCGAGGAGGCATTCTTGGCGGAGCCATCAGTAAGAAGGTGGACTATCTAATTGTTGGCAGCGTAGGTAACGAACAGTGGCGCCATGCATCGTATGGAACGAAGATCCTCAAGGCTGTGGAGCTTCGTGAAGCCGGCGCACCAATAGCCATCGTTTCAGAAGGCCATTGGCAAAACGCCGTCTTCACCTAAGACCACCGAACCTGATCACCCATCCAGCATGGATGGAAAGCCAGTATCGCGCTATCACCCTGCGTAGTAGCGCGGCGCCTCCTACGACCGCCCCGGTCCGTTGCCGGAAAGCCCATGGACTGGGGCATGATGACAAGGAGTATCCTTTGAAGGATCAAGAATTTGAGCCAAGACCAGCATTCAATATCGACTGGGTTCGTCAGTACGACTGCGGCCCATCGGATCCTCATCTTCACGCCATCGGCCAATTCATTGCCAACTACTCAGCAGTTGAGTGGCGAATGGCAGAGCTCTTTGCTTTAACAATGGGCAAGCCAGTAGCAGAGGCCCAACGAATATGTGTAGAGACCAACATGTCGATCGCTGGAATGGTCCGATACACTAAGTCCAAGCTCGCTGAGGTCAGCGGGATTAATGAGGTGACAGCAAAGGATCTTGTTTTCAGCATTGAGGCCTTTGAGAAGATCTCACCGACTCGCCACAAAATCGTGCACTGGCAGTGGGGGCTGAATGAGGGTGAGAGCGCCACCCTAACGGACCTAATCAAACCCAGAGCGCCAGAGAAGGCTAATGCTGAACTATCGCTGGAAGACCTTCGAAATCACTGCTTCACCCTGATGAAGATTATGCAAGCTATTTCTCTTGGTCTTGAGGTGCTGTCAGGACGCATGACCAGGCAGCAGATTCTTGAAATCCGCAGTGACACATCTGCTGAAAAGCTCTTTCGACCGTAGATCGTGACAGGGGTCGGTCGTCTGTCTCTTCCAAAACAGCCAGACCGGCCTCAATCATTGCTTTCGAGACAACTATGTCTTCAGGCTGAAACGGCGCCTTTGCTGCGGTGAGAAGCTCCCGATTCATATCCCCTCTCCTGCGGCCTGGCCGCTTCTTTTCGCGTCCCGATGACGCAACACAAGACGCGTTCGATCGAGCCACGGCCCGCCGAACACGACGATTTCTGATGGCCTGCCAAGCAGGTGGTGCAGCATGAATGGTCCCGAACCGAAGATCTGAGCATGCTCTTCGGGAAGTTTCGCGTCAGCGCCCAGGTAGATGCCAGCATGGTTCGGGTGAGCGGTACGCCCCACGGACATGACTATCATGTCGCCGCGCTGCGGGTGGCCGACCTGGTAGAATCCAGCGGCCTCGTAGGCCTGCTCGTAAAGGCTGGGGCCTTCTGCCTGCTCCCACCATCCCTCCTCCCTAGCGTAAGCCGGGAACTCCAAGTCCCACTCGCACTTGTACCAGTCCGCGCAGACCTGCCAGCAGTCCCAGGCGCCGTGCACAAAAGGCCTCCCCAGCAGCGGGGTGTGACCGGTCGGAGTGATTGTGCGCAGGTCTCCCTCGGGCCACGACAGAATGTACCAGAGCAATCCTGTTGCTTCGCACATCGCCATGTCACGCGGCGACGGCCTGCTGGTAGCGTCCGGGTGCGAGTGCACGATGCCGATGACCTGGCCCTGGTCCTCGGCTGCCGCATACTGTTCCGGCGAGATGCGGAACTCCTCGGCCGGATCGGTCGCAGTGTTGTCGCACGGTAGGTACCGCTGGGAGCGGCCCACGGCGATGATCAACCCGCAGCACTCGCGCGGATACTCTGCCGCGGCGTGCGCTTGCACGGCGGCGAGGATGTGTTTGCGCATGGTCAGCTCCGTGCGATCAGGGAAACGGCCGGGAAGCCCCCGAAGGGCAACTGGTTGCCCTGGCCAAAGCGAACTGTGCAGCCCGAGTCCAGGCAGCCATTGCACTGGTCATTGGCCGGATCGTCCGTTGGATTGCCGTCGAGATCAAAGTACGGACCGGTGTAGCCACAGTTCGGGCCACGGTAACCGGCGGTCATTGCCCAGTGGCATAGTTGGGTCATTTGCCGGCCAATGGTCTCGCCGCCAACATCGCCGGGGCTGGCAAGCTCCCAAGCGACCGTGGTGCCGTTCTCGGACACCTTCTGATCGATGTACCAGACCTCGATGGCCTCCTCACTCGGGTCAGCTTCCGGGTTACCGGCGGGGAAGTTTACCGCGTCCAAGTAGCCCGCCATGGTGTGGCGCATGGTCAGCTTGAACTCGAGCAGGTTGTCGAAGGCCAGGCACAGCGCCGTAATCCTGCCGTTGACGTTGCCCACGGTCAGCGTGGGTCGCACTGCCGTACCGTCCGAATTCGCTTCAATACCATCTATCTGCATAGGCCAGGCACCATACTCGTTGCCCTGCCACCAAATCGACTTGGCCGGAAGCTGGTCGGCGTTTGCGCCAGCGGCGGCCAGTTCCTCGGGCGAATGCGGGATTGCATGCCCGTGGAACCGGAGCGTGTCCGCCCCGAAGTCCGAACCGTCCAGTTCAAACAGCAGGATCTCCGCGCCCGGCTCCAGTTTCTGCAGCTGCGTGATCAAACTCATGGGTGAAACGCCCTCTCAAAGGTTGCCGTCAGCATCACCACACCTCCCGGCTTGCGCTGCTGCCGGAAGGTCTCGCAGCGGTACATGCCAAGCACGCCTTCTGGATTGGTCCAGAGGAAGGACTTAGCGCCTCGATGGCGACGTATGAACGCGATAGCCGGCGCAATCTCATCGGCCAGCCCGCCGAATGAAAGCGCCCAGCTGTCCGATTCGCCGTTCAATCCATCGCTGGATACCTGGACATAGCCATCGCCGAATTGCGATTTTCTGGTGCGTAGGGTGCTGTCGCCGCTGGCCTCATCGTCCGGTGTCCAGGTGAAAGTTTCGATCGCCATCAGCGTCTCCCGTTGCTGTTTCGATAGCTCATGCCGCCGGCGCGCCAAGACGCGGCAATAGCCCGCTCAGCCACACCTTGCATCTGTTGCTGGATGTTCTGCTGCAGGGCTGTGCTATCCAGCTCCATTCCATCAGAGCTCCGATCTTCCAAAGTCACGGCCACCGGCGCGCTGACCTGAACAACGGTAGAGCCACCAACCGCTCCGCCTACCATCTGCACGCCGAGCGATCCATCTGCACCGCGCGCCAGCGGCATGATTGCCTCCGGCCCAGCCTCACCAGCGATACCAAGACCACCATCGCCCATGCCAAACATCGTTGGCGTGTTCAGAATGGTATTGGTAGCGAACCCGGCACCTTTTGCGAACAGCTGCACGCCGTTCGACCAGGCGCCGCCCAAGGCTTGCGGAAAGTAGGTGCTGCCGTAGCCAGCCTGGGACGCGCCCAGATTCGAGGAAGTTGCCCCTGCCGATCCTGCCGGAAGGCCATTGCCGCCACCGCCGCCGAAGAAACTACCGGCAGCGGAAATGCCCATGCCGACCAGCCCACTCAAGAGCGAGCTCGCGGCCTGCTGGCTTGCAATTCTCGCCATGTCCGAGATCACACTGGTGGCGAAGTCCTTGAAGTTGGCCTTCCCTGTCATGGCGAACTCGGCCACAGCATCGCGAGCAGAGTTGAAACCGGTGGTGAGCATGTCGTCGGTTGCGCCGGCCACGTTCGCCGCATCAGCCTGTATGTTGGCCCATGCGCGCTTGGCACCGTTGCGGTAGTCGCGCTGCGCCTGCAGCCTGGCCTCGAAGCCGTCGACCTCCATCTGCAGCTCACGCGCCTGGTAGTCGGCCAAGTCGGCCAGCCGCTGCTGGTAGGCGTCCTGGCTGAGGCGGCGTGACACGTCCTCCTGCTGTTCCTCCAGCTGACGGCGTGCCTCGGCGTACTTCTGCCGCACCGTATTCAGTCGGTCAGCCTCTTCGCGCTGGTCGTCGCCCATGCCGACACCGGCCACGTCCGCGCTGATCGCCTCCTGCCGTGTCTGCAGCACCACTTCCATCGCCTTGCGATAAGCCTCGGCGCTGTTGCGGCGCACTTCTGCAAGCTTCCTCTCCTCCTCAGCACGCTTCTGCAAGACAGGATCGGCGTAGGCCATGTTGAGGTTCTTGATGCCGAGTTCCATCTCGGCCGCGGTGATCTTGCCGGCAGCCTGGGCCTTGCGCAGCCCCTGCACGCCCTCCGCCAGATCCTCGAGTCGTTTCTTCTCCGGTAGCGCGCGGTCGATGATCGCATCGAGAGCCTTGATCTCGTCATTCAGCGCCTTCGTGCGATCCTTGCTGCCATCGGTCGCATCCTTGTTGGCCTTCTTCTGCGCCTCAATTGCACTGGCTGCCGACAGGATTGCCTGGCGGTCCGTCTCGGTGAGGTCAGCGTTCTCGGCCAGGTAGCGGTTGGCGATCTTGGTCGCATCGCCATTGTCCTGCAGACCTGCGAGTTGCTTTTGCAGCGTCTCCAGGTAGGTCTGGCCCGCCGAGCTCATGCCGGCCTTCGCAGCGTTGTTCGCCTGGGTGGCCGACGTGTTTTGTTCGGTCACCCCGGTGAGCACCCGCAGCGTCTCGGCAATCAGACCAGATCGCTGATCGGCATCGCTCACGGCGCCGGCCTGCGTAATCCACTGCTGTACGGTGGAGGCTGGCAATTGCAGACGGTTACCGACTTCCTGCAGCACAGGCGACAGTCCCTGCCCTGCCGAACGCGCTTCGTTGAGACGGTCGATCAGACCTTGGTATTCGGCCAGCTGCCGGTTGTATTGGCCGCCCGAGTCACGCGCCGGCGCCGTGACCACGCTCGAACGAATGGACTGAGCGAGGTCACCGTAAGCGTCCTTGACCTTGTCGGCTGCAGTGACCTGCTCCTGCTGCCACTTGACCAACGATGCTTCCCGCTGGTCCTTGTTGAGCTTTGCGAACTCCTCCCGCAGCTGCGCAACCGGCTTGTGCAGGTCATCCAGACTGACTCCTGCCTGATCGGCACTGTTGCTCAGCAGCAGGAAGCTGGCCGCCGCCGTGCCGGCCAGTAACGCCAGACCCATCGGCCCGCCCAAGATGCCGAGCAGGCCAGCACTCACGGTGCGAAGACCAGCCTGGGCGGTTGCTACTGCGGCGGTGGCCGCCGCTTCGCGCTGGCGGGCTTGGGCCAGTTGAATCGACATCTGCGTCTGCACCGCCGTGCCGCGCGCGGCAGCTGCCTCGCGGGCCGCCAGGATGGTAGCGGTTTCGGCCTTACGCTGGTCGGCGAGTGCAGCCTGCAGCACGGCCTCGGCCTGGGCGATACGCGCCGCGCGGTCCGCCAGCGCGGCTTTCGCAGCCAGCCCAGACTTCGCGACATAGTTGGTCAGCGCCGCAACACCCGCGCCAGCCATGGCCACGGCCACCAGATCGACGTTGTCGGCCAGGGTGATCAGCACACTCGACAGGCCAGCAACGGCGCCGGTCTGCTCTTCCATGCCACCCAGGAAGGTTTGGACGGCGTTGCTGATGTTCACCATCGCATCCTGCACGCTGGTGGACATATCGGCCGCTGCCTTGCGGTTCACCTCGACGGTCCGCAGCAGGCCGGTATTGATGTCGTCGAGCGACAGCTTGCCCTCTACGCCCAGTTTGCGGATTTCCTCGGCGCTCTTGCCGGTGGCGGTCGCGATCGCTGTGACGATGGTGGGCATGGCGTCCTGAATGGACACCCAGCCATCAGCCTCGACTTTGCCGGTCTGCAGAGCCTTGGAATAGGCATCAAGAGCGGAACCGGCCTTGTCGGCAGCAGCCGCGTTGGTCACCAGCAGGAAGCTGAAGCTGTCGGTGATGTCGAGGGTCTGCTGGGTATTGAAACCCAGGCTGCGCATGACGTCTGCGGTGCGGATGTAAAGCTCTTGCGCTTCAGCCAGCGGCCGGTAAGTTTCCTGCGCGGTGCGCAGCAGGTGCTCCTGCACCGTCTGGTACTCACCAGCGCTGCCGGCGGCGGCCCTCATGCGGTCGGACATCTGACCATAGGCGTCTACCTGCTGGATGATGCCGCCAATCAAGCCAGCACCTGCGACGGCGGCAAAGGCGCCGCGCATCAGCACACCGGCTTTCTCAGCGGCAACTCCGGTGCTATCGAACGCGGAGTCGACTTGCGCCAGGTTGCTGTCGATCGATTGAGTGGTGCGTGCCACCACCTGGTCAGCGCTGGCCAGCTCCCGACGCAGCTGTGCCGTCGTGGCCTCGATCTGGACCAGCATCCCCTGGACTTGTTGGTCGGCCATGCAAATCTCCAAGCACAAAAAAACCGCCCAGAGGCGGCACGCTGTCTACTGTTTAGGCCGCCCTCGCAGGAAGCTTTTCAATTTATCCGCGACACTTTCACGCTTCTGGGGGGAAGCCGGACTTTGCCCTTGGCCATGCCCGCGCCCAGTCCAATCGAGCCTGGCATCAAGCGCGAGCATGATTTGCGGGATGGGTGTGTGCCAGGCAGTGTCGGGCGGCCAGCCAAGCCAGCCGGTCGCCACGCCGAACAGATAGTCGACGTAGCTGCCGTTCTTCACTGCGCTGTGCTGGCCGCCTCGTCCTTTCCCCGGGCAGCCACACTCGGCGGTACCGGGTTGAGCAGGACGGTGATGTACTCGGTCAGCTGCCCCGATACCTTGGCAACGCCGGTGTGGAAGACCTCCCCAGCAATCACAGGATGCTGGTCAGGCTTCAGATCCGCGCCGGCAATGACGATGTCCGCGCAGGCCGCGATGCTCATCAGGCGCATGGACTCCAGCGCGGCCCGCAATCCGCCAAAGCGGGCTTCGATTCGCAGCGCCGCGTCGAGCGTGGGTTTCAGGGTGTAGCTGCGGCCGCCGATCACCAGCGTGACGGTACCGTGCAAGGCTTCGCTCATTGGGTTTCTCGCAGAAAAGAACAGGGCTCAGCCCCGTTGGTCACGGGGCAGCCGGGCCGGCTGGGATCTCGATGATGTCGGTGTTGATCGCAAACGTCATGTTGCGGCGCACGACGTTGTCGGCCGCACCAGGGGCCACCGTGTTGTTCATCACCTTCACACCGAAATAGAAAGTGGTTGGCAGAATCGGAGTGGCCGCGTCCGGGTCGCCGTCGTTGAGCGTGACCTTGACGTTGTAGTTACCCTTGGATCGGTCCTTGTGCGCTACCGACACGGCCTTCTGACCGGCATCGCCGCTGTCCAGGCCCACGGTCAGGGTCATGTTGCCGGCGTCAGCTGTGCCCTTGTACTTGCGCACACGGCCATCGCTCAGCGCAGTGAAGTTAACGGCGCTGAAGGTATCGCCAAACTCGCCCAAGTCTTCGATCTCACCCACCTGGACATAGGTGTCGGCTTCGTACTCAGTGAGGGTGCCTGCACCGGTCTTGCCGCCAATGGCAAGGCGGCAGCCGGCGGCTGTGTTGAGGTTGTCTTCGGCCATGGGGGATCCTCCAAAGGCACATTGGATAAAAGCCGCGGCGCGGCCGATAAGTGATTCAGTGGGTGGTGATCACGCGGACAGTGATCGAACCCTGATAGGTGATGCCGTCGGCGTCGCGCTGGGCGTCGGCTTGCTCCACCCGGACGGAAACGGCGCGCCCCACTTCCAGCGGCAGGCGGCGCTCGTCCAGAGCGGCGATGACTTCGCCGTTGATGCGCTTGACCTCGGCCTGGCCTACCGCATCGGACCAGACCGACAGGTAGATGAGGCGCGTTTGGCGTTTGCGGCCCGAGATCGGGCTGCTGTTGACCGAAACCTCCCGGTCGATGGACACATACGGCATGTCCGCATTAAGCGGCGCGCCGTCGTAGATGGGGCAACTGACCTCGTCTTCAAGCCTGGCGAAGATGGCCTCCTGCAGGGCCAAGGATGGATCAGTCATTGCCTACCCCCTGGCTCGCTTTGCGGAGCGTGCGACGCACGGCGGCTTCGATATCAGCCATGACGTACTCCCGGTTTACCTGCATGGACGGTCGAAGCCACGGGTGCGCAGGCCTCGCCGGGATATCAGGGTGCTTGCCGAAGAAGTTTTCACCGTCGCTCTTGTTGGTTTCACGACGGTTGCGACTGCCCGCTCCCTTGCCGCCGGTGTAACCCTTGGTCCCGTACTCGATGAAGCGCAGGTAGAAGAACCGTCGATTGTCGCGCTTGCCACGTATGCCGATCTGCGCGTCCAAGCCACTAGGCGAGACATATACCTTGAGCGCAGCGGCGGCAGCACCGGTGTCCTTCGGAATCAGCTGACGCTGCGTTTCCAAGATGCGGTTGGCAGCCTTGAGCATCGCCGGCTGTAGCTCGTTGTCCATCGTTTTGTGGATGTTGCGTAACGTCCGGCGCAGCCGGATATCGCCGCGAATGCTGGACCGGCGGGCCATGGCCTACTCCTTGGCCGGGGTCGGCGACTTCACTAGCTTTTCAGTGGAAGCGGTTTCGTCTTTGATCTTCACGGCGTAGCCACGAGCGATCAGCCCTTCGCCGTACTCCTTCTTTACCTCGAAGATCTCGCCCTTCTCGCGCTCGCCAGAAGCGCCGGTCAACGGGCCCAGTGCTTGAACTTTCATGGCACACCTCATGGATTCGGTACCGATGAGCAAAGCAGCCTCATCAGGGTGTTCTCGTTATCCGGCAAAACTGCCTCGACCTGGTACGTGATCCCACGGCGTGTCAGGCGCGATCCGGCAACGATGTCAGAGCGCGGCCTGCCGATGATCTCGGCTGCGACAACGGCATTCAGCTTTTCAGCAACTGCCGTTACTCGGCCGCTAGGAGTCCGGACTTCGCCCCACATTTGAGGACGAGCTGCAGGTAGCCACGTCACGGTGGCTCCCCCGGACTTATTGCGTTGCTCATGTCGATGGGTCACCTGGAGCAGATGACGTAACGGGCCGGCTCTCATATGCCCCACCCGACACGATGTGGGGTCAGAAGCGCCTTCGAACCTTGCGGCAATTCGGTGGCGATGGTCCCGATCACAACGTCCTCACGGTTGGCGTATATGTGGCCGAGGATCAGTAAGCATGCGGCCTTGATCTGTTTGTTGCTGACCATGGGCGAGTCGCCCGCATCTCCGGCGGCGACAGCCTCATCCAGCGCCTGCTGGTCGACATAGAAGCGACGGTTCAGATAGTCCATCGCCTGCCCTTCGGCCGCCTCGATCAGGAGCTCCAGGTATGCGTCATCGTCGTCGGGATCCCGCAGGTGATGACGGGCAATGGTCAAACTGATGACCGACATACCCTCACTCCTTCAGCGGTTCGAGGGATGCCAGATTCCGCTGCACCAGCTCTTCAGCGTGCCTGCGTGGCACTGTATACGCCGGGCCGCCGCGACGGCGAAGCTCGCCTTCATCCATGTATGACCGCAACGGATAGATCTGAAGAGTCGCAGGATTAAGCTTCGCCTGATCCTCTGGTGCCAACTGATCAGCGCCGGTGCTTCTGTCGGACAAGGATGATGCGGCCTGGCTGGCGTCTTCGGATGCCGCAGCGTCAGTCGCAGCGACGCCTGGGCTGGCCCCTTGATCGCCCGTGGCGACATCCGGCACCGTACCAGCGACTGCTTGTCCTTCTGGCGGTACCAGGCCCGAGCCTTCCGCTTGGCCTGGAGCAACTGCGGAGACACCCGAATTGCCGGGGTCACCGCTAGCTGGAACGATCGCACCGCCAGGCGAGGGGGGCGAACCGGCAGCCTCAGACGGGCCGGTGCTGGTATCAACGGTCGAGACCGGATCCTTCGCATCAGTCGTGAGTGCTGGTGTTTCCTGTTTACGTGCCATTGGATTACTCCATTGGGGCGCCATTTCTGGCGCCGCGTTGCGGAAGGGTTAAGGCGTGACCAGCGGGCCAGTGACGAACGCTTCGTCGCGGTAGATCGCGAACGCCAGGCGCTCCTCGGCGCGGATCGTCGCCATGTTGTTCTCGAAGTCCTTGTCGTTCTCGGTCGAGATCAGCACTTCGATTTCCATGCGGTCGAAGATCTGTGCGCCGAGCTTGAACGCGCCGACGAGGAAGTCGTTCTGCGTCATGGCTTGAGTGGACACCACCGGGCGGTTCCAGAGTTTGGCATTGGTGCCTTCCTGCGGCTGGCCGATGATGTAGCGGCCCTCGCCGTCTTTGGTGAGCTCGATCGCTGCCCAGTCGATGGGGTTCAGCACGATGCCATCCGAGGGGAAGTCGGCCAGTTCAGCTTGCAGAAGCGCCAGGCGCAGACGGTCGATCCGTTGCTCACCCACCACAGTCAGACCGGCCTGCGGCGCATACAACTGAGCGACCGTGACGAGGCCCTGCAGGTTGGCGCCCGTGCCGTTGCCGTAGAGCAGCTGAGCCTCTTCCGCCATGTTCAGGCCGTAGCGAGCGCGACCGTCGATGTAGCTCTGCAGTGCCTTGGCATCGTCGAGCATCTGCCGACTCGCCTTGAACAGGTGGGCAATGGTGCGGACGTTCGCGGTGGTCAGGGCGAAGGTGATGTCGGAGTACGGCTTGGCGGTGTTCTCCGCGACGGTACTGGCGTTGTTGGTGAAACCAGTCTCACGGATGTACTCGATGGAGTTCGACTCCGTCTCGCCCGGCGCCACCAGGTCGCGAATAGTCAGCCGACGCTGAGGTGGTGCGACGACGCCGGCCAGGCGCTGCGTAGGAACCAGATCGCCGCCGGTTGCGGTGGTAATGGCCGCGCGCGGCACGGACACGCGGCGAGACCCGCGGAAGGACGAGTTCATGTCCTGCATTTCATCGCTGCCGATCACCAGGGCGCCAACCGACTTCTGCGGCTCATCCTGATTGCCTCGGTCACGGCTTGCGTTCACCAGCTTCTGCTCGGCCTCTCCCAGGCGGGCGTTGAGTTCGCCCTGCTTGGTCAACAGTTCGTCGACCTTGGCACGGGTTTCGGCAGTCATCTCGCCGGAGGCCTTGATCTGTTTGTCGGTCGCCTCAGCTTGGGCTTTGATCTGATCACCAATGCCCTTCAGGCTGGCATTGAGTTCTTTGACTTGGGCTTCAAAGTCCATGGTCACTTTCCTTTCAGAGAATTGAGAAGATTGGTTGCCGCGCTCAGTGAGGCGGAGAGGTCTGGCGCGACAGCGCTGGGCTTATCGGTCGGGGCAGCGTTATGCGTGCCCCCGCCGGCAGCGCGAGGCATGCCGGACTTGAAATTGGCGAAAAGTTCGCGACGCTCGGATCGAGTCATTCCCGCTTTGGCCAGGGCTACATCCATGGCCTTGAGCGCATTGGCCTGAGTGGCGTCTTCAGTCTCGCGCTCGGTGACCTCAGTGGACGACAACAGACCAGTAGCCAGACCAAGCTCCACGGCACGCTTGCCACGGATGTAGGTTTCGTCGTCCATCAGTTCGGCCATGTCCTCTGCCGGCTGGCCGCTGGTCTCGGCATAGAGGTCGGCCATAGCGGCATCGAACTCCTCCATGTCAGCGGCAATATCCCGGAGGTAATGGCGATTACCGGCGAGCCAGGTCCAGCAGTTGTGGATCATGAGGAAGGCACTGCTGGCCACCTCTCGCTTACTGCCCGCGAGGAAAACAATCGACGCAGCGCTGGCCGCCATGCCGAGCACCTTGGTGGTGACGGTATGACTGTGCTCGCGGAGACGGTGATAAATGGCGATGCCTTCAAACATGTCACCGCCTGGCGAGTTGATGTAGACGGTGATGTCACGCTCGCCGATAGCACGCAACGCGGCATCAATCCGCTTCAGGGTGACACCTTCGCCATACCAGTCTTCGCCGATCACGCCGTATACCGTGATAGTGTCCGAGGTGTTCTCAACGGCCGCCTGGATCGCGGGGTTCCATTTATCGAGCGCGCGGGGGCTCATCTCGCTGCGCAGGCCGCGAGACTGGATCTTGTGTTTCATGGATTACTCCCGTGATTTGCTGTCCGGCTCTTGCAGCCAGTTCATCAGTGCGGCCCGAGCGGCCTGACCATCGTTGTTTTGCTTGCCCAGCTGGTCCAGTGGCACCAGGTTCGACTGAACCGTGAGAACGTCGCCGCCAGGCATGTGAGGCATGTTGTCCTTGCGCCGGCCTTCGTTGCGGGTGATGAACCCGTTCTGGGCCATGGTACTCAGGTACGCTGCGCGCCCGGAGCTGTCGGCCCGCAGGAACGCCTCAAGCGAGAACTCCGAATAGAAGTTGATCCGGTCCACCGCCGTCATGCACCACTTGTTCACGCACTGCTCGATCGGCGCCGTGAAAGACATGATGCAGTAGGTGAGAAACGCGATCTGCTGCTGCTCCAGGCCGGTTCCCCAGTTGCTGCCCTTATCGGTCTTCATCACCATCCAGGGCGGGACGCCGAACCAGCGGCAGATCTCTTCGATGCTGTGACCTCTCGACTCCAGCAACTGCGCGTCGGCAGGATTGATACCGATCATCTCCGGCTTAACGCCTTGCTCGAGCACAGGGCTCTTGCCGGCATTCAACGCCCCGGAGATCGTCTTCACGTACTCCCGAAATTCCACGCGTTGGGCCGGGTTCAGCGTCTTGTCCACCGAGAAAGCGACCGTGGGCATCATGCCGTTGCGGAATGTACTGTTGGCTGCGTCGTCTGCGGACATCGCAGAACCGAACACATCCGCGCCATATCGAATGGCGGAAAGGCCCACCCTGCCATCCAGGGTAAAAGCCGGGATGTGCAGCATGTTCTGCCGCACTATCTCTCGGCGCGCGCCCTTTCGCGGCCTGAAGAAGTACCTCAACCGACCATCATCATCGAACTCGAGGTCGACCCGGGACGGCATCAGGAAGTCCAGCGCAATGACGCGTCCTGCAGAGCGGTGGATCTCGCAGTAAGCGTTCCCCCACAGCAACATTGAGGCAACTACTGCCTGCCAGAAATGAAAGGCGGCCATGTCCTCGTTTGGACTGGTGTGCACCACGTCGTACAGCGGGAAGTCCCGGGCACTCTCGCGGCTTCCATCTGGCATTCGCTTGTAAATACTCAGCGGCAAGCCAGCCACCGAGGTCGAGATGATACGGACACAAGCCCACACGGTAGAAAGGCGCATGGCCTTATCCACGCTGACCGACTTGCCACTACTGGACTGCGCGCCGAGAAAAGCCCCCCAGAAGCCGCCATCAGACAGCTTGATGCTCTTGCCCAGCCATTCACTCATGCTGGCTGACGGCTTGGCGGCCGCCGCCCCTAACGCCTGAGAAAGGGTTTTAATCACTGGTCAGTCCTCGGCGAAGGAATCCGGCGATGCAGAAGAAACTCACCGATCCTGCCAGCAAGGCCCAGCCAGTGCCGACCAGAACCCATACCCCGGCACATGCCAGGCAGAAAGCCACCAGAGCGCAGGCGATGAAAATGTAAAGTGCGTTCATGCGATCAGTGGGTCCCGAATGCCAGCCATAAAGTTGTCCATCCCTCCGCGGCCTTCAGGATTGAGGCTGATCAGAGACACGGCGTTGAAAGTTGCCATCAGCGGGTCGATTTTTGCGGTACCCGATGCCTGCTTGGTGATCAAGAAGGCGTTAGCCGAGGGCACCCCTTTTGCGTTGCCGCAGGACCACGCCATAAGCGGCTGCCCGCAGTGCAGCAGCGTGCCCTCGGCAAGCTTGCGCTCTGTCGTCTTGATCGCACCGGTGAGCTTCCATCCCTGAGAGATACCAACGATCTTGTCTTCCTCGACACCGGCATCAGCCAAGGCATCGAGAACGGAGCCAATACCCGCTGGGTCGAGCCCGACCTTGTCCAGCAGGCCGGTCTCGTTGATGCGTTTGACGATGGCCGCGAATTGCTCAACGTCGTCGCCGATCCGCTTGACGAGAGTAAGATCGCCAATCGCCTCAAGATCCTTTAGCCGTGGGGCTTCGGACTTACGCCGCTCAAGCACTGAAGGGTGTGCCCAGGCATGGGCCCAGTGGAGCCAGCGGCGGGTTCCTGCCTCTCGGCCAATAACTGCGAGACCGAGCAAGTCATCCAACCCACCGCCATCACCACCCACATCGATGACTTCGCATCGATCAAGGATTTCATCCAGGCTGAGCCAAGTGGCCGCCTGTGACTCCCAGAATTCGGCACCGACCCAGGCGTCCGACATCAGCGCCAAGCCGATTTCGATATTGAGATGCTTCGCAAGGAAGCCGCGCAACTCTGCCTCACCGTCGATCTCCGCTTGCATGAACAAACGCTCAAGGGTCGGGCGGTCGACCGAGAACCCCATGTTGGGGTTCACCAGGTGGAAGTTCTCGGGCTTGCGGGCTGCGCCGCTGTCGATCATCTCCTTCGAAAATTCGTAGATGATCGGCAGGAAGCGGTTGTCGTTGATACGACCATCACGCACGCCGCGCGCATAGTTCAGTTTCGACCGGAACACACCAGCGGGCGGCTCGTTCGATTGCGTGGTCAGCCAGATGACGAAGCCTTCGGGCCTGGACAGCAATCCACCAGTGGCCTCTCGGATCATGTCAGCCGCTTTCGGGTTCTTGCCGAATAACCAGGCCTCGTCGATCAGCACCCCAACCGCCTTCTTGCCGCCCACAACATCGCTGTCAGCGGCTACGACCTTCAGCGTGGCGCCCGTTTCCCGGTGAGTAATCAGCCGAAGGTGCGGCTGCACGTGAAGTAGATCCTTCAACTCTTCGTCGTTGTTGACCATGTCCTTGGCCGGTACGAAGGCGTTGTCGGCAATCTCTTTGGTCGGTGCGAGGATGATGAACTCAGCTGACATACGCCAGTTACGGACCAGAGCCGTCAACATGATCGCGGCAGCGATGGTCGACTTACTGTTCTTTTTCGGGATGCAAAGCATGAATTCCCGAATCAGGCGCTCACCGGTCTCGCTGTTGTAGCTGCCGAACACAGCTCCTGCGAAAGCCAGCACCCACGGAGCACAAGTACTCTCAATGGTTGGGCTACCAGGGGCATCGACAATACGAAGCCCTTTGAAAACCTCCAGGCTCTCCTGGGCCTCTTGAGGGAACAGCGGTTCGGGAATGATGGACTCGCTGGCAGCTAGGCGCCGCCACCAGTCAGGGCAGGCCGTAGTCCAGAGCATGGTTTACCCCTTGACGACAGTGAGGGGCGGCTTGCTTTGGGAGTATTTGCCCTTGCCGGCCTCTTTAGCGGCCTCCGCCTTCTGCTCTTTCTTGCCTGCCTCGGCCCTCTTCCCGTGGATGTAAGGGACGGCTGTCTGCGCAGCGTTGCGCCGATCGAAAACCTTCGCCCGGGGCTCGTTCATCAACGCGAGCAACCACATGAGCGGATCGTCAGTAGACGGCAGGCAACTCAGGAACTCCCCGTCGCGCTCGTTGATCTCGACAGGGTCTTCGGTAGCCTCATCAACCTTCGCTTTGGTTCTACGCTTTTTCGGCTCAGGGTTAACACTGAGCTCGGCTCGGCGAGCCAAAATTGCGGATGCGATCTTCGGATCATTGGCCCAACGTGAACCGGCTGCAGCAGCAGTCGAAGGCTTGCTGCCTGCGGCTTCCGCCGCTTCTTTGTTGGACGCACCCCGGGCCTTAGCGTCAACAAACTGTCGCTGTTTGTCTGTTAACACCATTAACAAAAACCTTTAGGGGGGAGAAAAATGTAGACGTGGGGTCGGAGGCGGTCTAGCTAGATGAGAATCCCTAGCTTTTGCCCCCCTACCCCTTCGCAGCACGTCACTGGCGTGCCTCTATGGCGCCGCGCGAGGTTTCGGTGACCCGTTGACGCCTCAGCCACCCAGCCCCGCCGACTCCTCAGCCTGCTTGACGGAATCGTGGCAAGGCTTGCAGAGGCCCTGCCAGTTGTTCTGATCCCAGAAGAGAACCATGTCGCCACGGTGAGCAACGATGTGGTCGACCACCCGGGCGGCAGTCGTTCGGCCGTTTCGTTCGCAGTAGACGCAGAGCGGATGCTCCTTGAGGTACTGCTCTCGCGCCTTCTGCCATCGGTAGTCGTAGCCACGTTGGGAGCTGGTCATGCCGCTCCGCCAACTGCCAGGTGTAACCACCTTGACTCGCGAACTTGTGCTTTCCTTGATGCGCGAACCGAGCGTTCTGAGCCTACCCATCAGCTCACCTCGACCCTTATGCCGCGCTCGATCCAGCTGGAGACGCGACCAGGATCCGGTTCATGACCAGTGATCTGGACCATTGCGAGGACGCCAGCCAGGTAGTACTTAAGCCACCAGCTCTGGCGACACACGATCGTTGCAGTCATGCGAGCCATCACCAACCTCACGTTGTGGCGCGGATCAATCAACCCGCACGATCTTGGCCACGTTGCCCTTGGCCCTGCAGACCAGAACGGCGGCCAATAGATAGAACGCGGTGTTGAACCAGGAGGCATCGGCGAAGTCGTCATGCATCACCATCCGCCCGACAAGGCTGATGAACTGCATGCCGGTAACAGCACATGCAGCCCAGGCCATCAGGGATACACCCAGCTTGTAGCGGGCGTCCGGGTAAGGCCGGTAGCGCAGGCCGATCATCACGAAGATGACCGCACACAACGCGGCCTGGATAAAGGCAACCATTCAACCCTCCTTCCTGGCTCGCAGGCGGAAGACCCACTGCAGCCAGGTCGGCATGCGGCCGGTCTGCATCCACTCCAGTAACCCGGAGAACGTGACCACGCAGAGAACACCGCAGACAAAGGCGCTGAAACCGGCGGTCTGGGTCCAGGCCCGCCCCATCAGTTCAGCCGCACCGAAGTAGCCGCCGATCCAACCGGCCAGAAGGTAGCCTATGCGACGCCAGGTGCTGATGTCCTTGGCGAACACCACATAGAAGAAAGCTCCACCGAATGCGCCGACTAGTGCAGCGAGATCCAGCTGGGGAAATGCAGCACCTAGTCCGACGCTGGCAAGTACGCCGGTCACTGCGAGGGCGCCGGTACTTGGCTCGGCCATAAGCACTGCTCCATAAATGAAAAAGCCCCGCACAATGGCGGGGCTCAGGGTGTCAGCGATCAGACTGACTCTTTAGGCTCGTTTTTCACAGCCTGGGCGGGAGGTGTCGATAATCAAATCACCCTCCACTCGATATCCGATGGAGCCCACGAGGAAGGCGTGGTTGAGCTGGCTCATCACAACATCCGAGAGACCAACTGCACACCCATCCTTTTGAATGGCGTTATCCATAGCAGTCTTCATGTTGGGAATGCCGAACGGAAAGAGGATAACGGGGTAGGTGTCTTCGCCAGTGACTCGGGAGCCCTTCACGAATTTCGAAGAATTGATGTTGTAGTTCTTGGTGCTCGCGACAGTCATGTCGGCTACTCGAACAGTGCAGCCCGAAGCGACAGCGGCGGCGACAATAACAGTGAAGATGGCTTTTTTCATGGGTTCCCTCCAGGTGAGGGCGCGGAATATATCAAAAAGCCACTACAACAAAAAGCCCGACGCTAGGCCGGGCTTTTAGTTCTCACTCCTCAACACGCGCAGGAATGACAGGATGGAAGTAATTTCGCTCAGTCGCTCACTGATGTCAACAGGCAATCATGCAACCTCTTTCATCAAGAGCCCCTCGGCCTCCAGAATCACCCGAACCTCTGCCAACGCGTCGTCAATCATGCCGTCGAGCTTTTCGTTGATCTCCAGCCTCCAACGCCGGCGGGTGGACTCCGGCGTGGCGTCGAGATCCCAAGTGTTCATGTCGTAGAAGCTGTCAGGCAGTATGATCACATCCTCTTCGAGTGCCTCGATGCGCTTCTTCGCTGCTTGGCCAGCGGCAACTGCAGCATTCACAGTGGCCTCGCGACGCCAAGACGACGCATCCAACGGGATATCCACCGAAACAGATTGCGGAGCCTTGCGGCGTGCCCCCTTAAGCTTTGGAATCGCCCAGGCAGTCACCGCCTTGTAGATGAACAATGCCGGTGCTGGGCTAGCGATTAACGGACGGACCAGCGTGATCGCCTGAACCTTCTTCACCTTGTTGGTGCTGTATTTGGCGACCAAAGCATCCCAGTGCCTGCCCCTAAGCATGTGGTGCAGGCGCGCCGACAGCCAGTAATCGACCTGGGTGCGATCGATGCCGTCTGATCGTCCACCCAGCGAGGCCAAGCATCCGCCCTCCTCCTCCGCCGATTTGTACAGCTTCTGCCACGCCTGGGCCTTTGCCGATCCCTTCTCGCCCGCCGCCAGAGCGGCAACTACTGCACCCGAAACGCTGCTGTAAACCATGGTCCTTCCCCCTCAATCCCCGGTGTAGTTGGTGCCGCCGGCGCCGCGCCGGTTGCTTCCCTGATATGTCGCCTCAGGCCCTGATGCCTGAGGGTTCTTCAATTGCTCGATCTGCCGGAGCGATGCCCGAAGCCTCATACTGAGCTGGGTGACCAGTTCATCCAGGGCCAGGGCCTCGCCTGTTGCAGCCGCTACAAAGCCCGAGGCATGGCAGTGACCACATGGCAGTTCGTGAAACAAACCCTTTGTGACCGCTCGCCCACGGCACAAAGGGCATTCCTCCAGCTCGATCACGGCCTTCTTGAAGGCTGGGCCGTGGCTCTTCCTCATGCGTTGGACGCCTTTACCCAGCGCCGTACCGACAGCTCGCACCCCATCTTCAAGCAGACCCCGTTGGCCATTCCCCGATGGGACGCTCGACGCCCACAGCCGCAGCTGCAGCGCCGGCGCGACTTCGAATCAACCTGCTCCTGATAGCAGATCTGCCCAGGCAGCCCGCCGACAAAACCCCAACCTTCCATCCCGCCGCGCATTGCCGCCGAGCGGGCCGCTGGAGACATCGTGTTCAAGTCGGTCATGGCCGGCCCAGGGTGCTTTTCAGTCATTTCGAATCCTCGCTAGTTACAAATTCGGCAAGGTCGCTGGAGGCCTTGTGTTCCGCTGGTTCAACCGAATTCTGTGAAATTCCGGATAAGGCCTTGGTAAGGCCGTGAATGGCACCAAAGCCGATGCCGTCTAACCAGGCGTGCCACTTCTCCAGTGCCGCCCGGCGCTGCTGCATGGCCTGGGTGTTGATGTACGTACTGGCGATCTTGCCCAGCGTATGGTTCAGCAGCATCTCGCCGATGTGACCGTCGATGCCGAGGTCGGTCCAGGTGGTGCGGGACACCTTGCGCAGGTCGTGGCTGGTCCACTCGCCCTGGCCCAGTCGGGTGAACACCATGCTGGCCTGGGTCTCGCTCAATGGCAGCCCGCGCCGATTCGGGAACAGGTACACACCCTCGTAGCCCTGGTCCTGCTGAATAGCCCGGTACCGGAGCAGCAACGCCTTCATCTGGGCAGTCAGCGGCAGGCGATGTTCGGTACGGGTCTTGGTGTTCGCTGCCGGGATGAACCACTCGGCACCGGCCAGGGAGATCTCGCTCCAGCGGGCCATGCGGGTCTCGCCGATCCGGGTGCCGTGGGCCAGCATCATGAGGGCCAGCATGACGTCACCGGGCCCTACATCGAAGGCCTTGGCCAGCTGCTGCATCAGCTCCGGCAGCTGCACGTCGCGCAGGCGTGCAGCCTTGGGCAGGATCCTGGCCTTGGTGAAGTCGCTGAAGCGCATCCCGGCCATCGGGTTGCGGTCGATCAGGCCCAGCTGCAGGGCCTGGCGGAACGCGGTCAGCAGCAGCGCGAACATCTGCCGCAAGTAGGACAGCGACACCTCCACCTGGCACGGCCACATCAGCTGCTTGTCCAGCGCGTCGGCGGTCACTTCGACCAGGGCCAGGTCATCCAGTCGCGGCTTGAGGTGCTGGGCGATGGCGGAACGGGCGCCGGCCTTGCGCTTGGCCGACAGCGAGCGGTCGCGGGCCATGCGGCTGCCGTACCAGTCGAGCAACTGCCCCACGGTGGTCATGCCCGAGGCAACCGGCGCGGTGGCCGGGCTGCGCATCAGCCGTTGACGCAGAGCGGGCAGTTCGGCCAGCACCGCTGCCACGGTGAGGTCGGGCCAACGGGCGATCGGCACCCACTTCTTGCCGCGCACCAGGTGCCAGGTACCGCGCTCGCGGTTGCTCCAGAAGCGCAGGTACAGGCCTGGGTGACGTGGGTCGCGCAGGTCGCGCACCGACTTGTCGGCGGCCTGTCGGCGCACCTCTGCCTCGCTCAGCTTCACTTCCCGGGTCGCGCTCATGCGGCCACCGTGGCGGGCAGCAGCAGGTAGGCACGAATGGCTTCGACGGCGTCGATGTTGCCCCGGCACACGATGGCCAGATAACCCTGGGCGCCGAGCGCCTGCAAGTAGGCGTCCTGGCAGGGCGATACCGGCGCATCGAATGGCGGCATGGCCTTGAACTCGATGTACAGCCCGAAATACCCACCGCGTGCCATGGGCAACACCAAGTCAGGCACACCGGCCTTCACTCCCTGCCCCTTCAGCTTGGCGGCCACGGCCTTGACCCGGTGCCCGCCGTTCGGGACGTGGTAGATCAGTTTGTAGGCCTGCGGGTAGCGCAGCTGCAGCTCCTGCATCAGCGCGGCCTGCTCCTGCCCTTCCCGGTCGATGGGCTTGGCGCGGGCCGGCTTGGCCTTGAACGGGCGAAGGGCGGGCGAATTCATGCGACCACCACGGACTCGGCCAGCAAAATCGCCTGAGTGCGCATCACGCCCTCGGCGTGGTACTGGCGGGCGGTGTCGCGATCGACAGCGCGGCTGCGACCGTCACAGACATCATGGCAAGCACTGCATGCCCAGGCGCCCTGCAAGTCGTGGGGCTTGCTGCCAACGCCACAGGTGCCTGCCATTCGGTAGTGCGCGAGGACGGTGGTCTCGGGATTGCCGTTGCACACGCCCGGAATTCGCACCTGGCACTCCCGACCGCGCGCGGCCTTGGTCAGTTTGGTTTGCCGCATGGTCAGGACTCCTCCTTGCCACGGTGCGATTCCCACTCGAAGGGCACAATCACCCCGCCGCCCTCGCGCAGACGGTCGTAGCACCGCTCGCCCATGGCGTGGCGCAGCTGGCTGGCCTCCAGGTTGGAAATCACCACCGTGGGGCGCATCTGCTCGTAGCGCCCGTTGATGATCGAAAACAGGGTGGTCAGCTCGAAATCGCTCGGCTGCTCCTTGCTGACGCCGACCTCGTCCAGCACCAGCAGCGAAGGCGCGATGAGACTGGACAGGATGTCGGCCTCTGACTGCTCGCTGTTGCGGTCGTAAGTGGCGCGGATGGACTGGAGGACCGCGCCCACCGTCCGGTAGACGGCCGTGGCCGAGGTGTTACACATGAGGTCGTTGGCCATTGCCGCGCCGAGGTGCGTCTTGCCGGTGCCGACCTTGCCCAGCAGCATCAGGCAGCGCCCGGTACGCTCGATGTCCTCGAATGCGGCGACATAGCGGGTGCAGAACGCCAGCGCTTTGCGCTGACCTTCGTGCTCGACCCGGTAGTTGGCCAGGGTGCGGTCGGCGAAGCGCTTCGGGATCAGCGCCGAGCCCAGCTTGCGGGCCATAGCCTCCCGCTTCAGGCGCGTCTCCTCCGCCAGTTGCTTGGCCTCACGCTCAGCAATGGCGGCCTTCTCGCACTCCGGGCAGCGCCCAACGATTTCGCGACCCATCAGCATGGTCACCCGCTGCTCGAAGGCCCCGTGATGCTCACAGTCCGCTGGCTGGATACGGAAGCCAGCGGCGTTTTTCACCTCGGACATGGTGATCACCGATTCAGATCGCATAGGTGCCGTCCTCACGCGCGGCCAGGCCGGCGGTGTAATCGCGTTCGTTGAAGCCGTGATGACGGCTGTTTGGCTTGCCCTGTGAGGACGATTGGGTGTTTTGCTCTGCAAGACGCTTGGCGACCCAGGAAGCCTTGAACCCCTGCCATCCAGCCGAGAGCGCCTCGGTCAACGCGGTGGACGCGCTGATTCCCAGTGCCAAGCACGCAGTCAGTTCGTCATTGAGCGAGCCCCACACGGTTTCAGTAACGCCGGCGCTCTTCGCTTTGCGCAGGGCAATCCAGTCCTTGAGCAGCGGCTCAGGCAGATCGTGTGGGTTGTTGGCCAGCAGATCGCGAAGGCCGAAAGGCTTCTTGCGGTCAGGCTTGCCATCCGGGACCGGATCAAGCTCAGCCTTGGGGGGGCATGTAATCTCTTCCGTAGGAAGAGTTACATAGGGGGTTTCTTTCTTAGAATAAAGAAGGGACTCGGCGGTTTTGGTCTGTTTCGACTCTTCGCCGATTCGGACCACTTGAGCCGAGTCGGCTGGTTTGGTCTGTTTCGGCTCAACGACATAGACCCAGTCTTTCGGGTCGTTTACGCCGATGTCACCACGGGCACCGCCATCCCGGAACAGCACGCGGCGGCGCAGCAGGCTGGAAACCGCCTTCGACACGGTGTCGGGGTGAGCGTGGATGGCTTTCGCGATGTCGGTAGCCGGGATGCGCTGGGCGCCCGCACCGAAGTTGATGGTGGCCTTGGCCACGTACAGCACAATCTTCATCTCCCTGGCCGGGAGATCGATAGCCAGCAGGCCATCCATGAGCTGGTTGTCCATCCGGGTGAACCCCCTGGACTTGTCAAGTGGGACTATGTTTGTCATGCTTAAACCCGTAATGAAGCTGTAGAGAAAGCCGCCCTGCCAGGCGGTTTTTTTTCGCCTGCGATTCCGGTACTGGATGGATTCGCAGGTGTTTTGGTCATCTACTGGCGGAGTGCCAGGCAACTCATAATTCGTCTCGTCAGGCAACGTCGTCCCAGGGAAAAGCTGGGCACATCGCCTCTTTTTTAAACTTGCCTTGGGTTAGCCTTTCTGCTCGTTTCGCTACTACTGGGGACATTCCGTGCTTTCCTCGCACCCATCCGGAGACTGTGCTTTGGTCAACACCGAGCTTCTCGGCTGTCACCTCCTGCGTTCCGAAGAAGGCAACGAGGTCCTTAAAGATGGCGTTCATGCTGCCTCTCCATATGTGAATACCCATATCCTAGGGCATAGGGATACCTATTTGCAACAATATGGGCAGGCCCGTAATAATCAGCAGATGGAATACAAAGACCGCGTCAAAGCAGCCAGAAAGCATGCCCGACTGACCCAGGTAGAATTGGCTAAGCTCGTCGGGATCGACCAGGCTTCCATTTCCGACTTGGAAAGAGGTCGATCGGGGCGCTCTTCCTACAACGCCTCCATCGCCAAAGCGTGCGGTGTGTCTGCGTTATGGCTTGAAAAAGGTTCGGGTGAAATGCTCGCCAACCCAGGCGAGCCCTCAAACGTGTCTCCTGTAGAGCAACCATCCTTCCGGTACCCGGTCATCAGCTGGGTTGCAGCCGGAGCTTGGGCGGAGGCGGTGGAGCCATTTCCGCCCGGGTTCTCCGATCGATATGAGCTGTCTGATTACGACTCAAAGGGAGTGGCGTTTTGGCTTGAAGTCAAGGGGGACTCTATGACGTCCCCTGTGGGCACAAGCATCACAGAAGGCATGATGATCCTGGTCGACACCGAGGCAGACGCTATCTCCGGAAAGCTTGTGGTAGCAAAGCTCGCGGACAGCAACGAAGCCACCTTCAAAAAGCTAGTCGAGGATGGCGGCCGACGCTTCCTCAAGCCACTGAACCCCGCGTATCCGGTTGAGGTATGTGCGGAAGGTTGTCGCATCGTTGGAGTAGTCGTCCGAGCAATGATGAAGCTGTAGCCTTGAGATCCGTACCCGCCCGGCCTATCGCCGGGCTTTTTTTTGCCTGGACTTTTGTAGCCTGAGCGAATTCTTGTCCTGTAATAAAACTTTACACATGTAGGAGGATTGAAAATTTCCTACAGAAAGGATAACTGTATGCATGTACAGTGAAAGGAATTTCAGACATGCTCCCCCTCGCTTTTTCAAGCTCCCCTTCGCGATCCTATGAGCGCCTAGGTTACCGATTGCAGACGCTCATCGCGTCGCCGCATGTTCAAAAGCGCCAATACGTGGATGTCAAGCTAGCGCCCGAGGAGTCAGAAGCCGATTGGGCCCAATTGCTTGATGCACTTGAGGAAACGAATGGAATCCGGGTGGAGCGACTAGAGCCAGGGGTTGTAAGGATTGCCTGGCAAGAATTCATCGACACGATGTGATCAGGGCCCGCACTACGCGGGCTTTTTATCGCCCACCTATAAAAATATGTGTTTGCCCATAGACAACAAATATGTGTTCCCCTATATTTGCCTCATCGCCGGTTCAAACCCGGCCAGCAAGACTGGCAGCTACGGCAGCCACCGCTCTTTACACAACTCGGCGCAATACACCACCAGGTGGGAAAGGTAGCTAGCACGCTCATAGGCAGGAGCCTCCCTGAGCGATGCCGTATCGACCTCGGATCTTGGTGGCAAACCCTTAACCACGTACAGAGGAGAACCCTCGCCATGAAGTAGGTAGCGATTCACCCGTGAGGTGCAGGAAGCCTGAAGGCTGCACCCGTAACCATGACAGGCAGCGGCAAGTTGTGGCGTCGATGTCACCGCGCATTGGCCGGATATCCGGTAGCCCACCCGAAACGACGAATCACCGCTGATGCAGCATCCCTGGCCTGTCGCCAGTAGCGAGGCCGGGGCGGTTTCACCGATTGGCCTTGGCGACAGGGGCAAACGGGAAATCAACCCCACGGAGCAACACCCCATGCTTGGAAAACTGTTCGGTAAGAAAGGTCGTGAAGCCCGCGCTGCTATGCAGGTGGTTCAGAACCGCGACCTGATGCAGGCGATCGTCTACGGCGCCTTCTACGTCGCCGCTGCCGACGGCGATATCGGCGAAGACGAGATCAAGAAGACCGAGAAGCTGATCGCCAACACGCCTCAGCTCAAAGGGTTCGGGCCGGAGTTGTCCAACACCATGGACCGCGCCGAGAAGGACTTCCACGACGGCGGCCATCGCATCCTGCGCATGAACGCCGAGAAGGAACTGAAGGACCTGGCCCACTCGCCGGAAGAAGCGGCCATCGTCATCAACGTCATGCTCACTATCGCCGAGGCCTCGGGCGAGATCGACGACAAGGAAATGGCCGTCCTTGAGAAGGCGGCGAAGCTGATGGGCCTCAGCCTGAAGGACTACCTGTGATCCGTATCGCGTCGTTCGCGATCGTCGCTGTCGCCGTCGTGTGGCTGGTTATGCGCGGCATCGACTACGGGACCTGCGCCTGGTACGGCCACCAAACCGAGCGCGACACCCGCTACGCCGCATTCGTCGGCTGCATGGTGAAGACCAGCAGTGGATGGGTGCCACGCAACGAAATTCGCACCCAGCAGTAGCACCGCGTCAGCCTGACGAAAACTGCCCGATCCACCTGGTTCCCCATCACCAGGCCGCATCGGTCGTGACGTTCACCCTCCCCTGGTCCGGGAGGTACGTGGCTGCGAGCGTCACGACCAATGCAGCCCACCGAGGACAACTCATGGAAACGATCACTTGCGGCTCATGGATTGGCCAGCTCGGCAAGGCGCTGGCCCCCCGCGAGCTTGAAGCATTGCTGTGGGTGGCCCAAGGCCTCACCACAAAAGAAATCGCCCGCGAAATGGCCGTCAGCCCCGGCACCGTGGCCAACCGAATCGAGGCCGCGCTGTTCAAGCTGGAAGCCGGACGCCGCATCGAGGCGGTCACCAAGGCTATGCGCCAACAGATCATCAGCCCGCTCTGCATCGCCCTCGCCGCCCTGATCGCATCGCATGCGTTGATCAACGACAGCGACCCGATGCGCCGCGACCGCCGAGTACCGGAGCGGCGTACCGCCCAAGTTCGAATCGTTCGCAAGGCCGAGGCCTTCGAGCTCCACGCCTGACCTACCCGAGGATCACCCATGCAGACACCAATGCACCCGGCCTTCCAAGAGAAGGTGGACATGCTCAATGCGCTTCTGGCGCGCACCCGGGAGGCACGTGACGAGGCATTTGCCAAGATCGGCAAGGGCGCGCCGCGCTATCAAGCCTCGGGAAAAGGCAAAGTTTGGGATGTGGTCGAAATCGCCACCGGCGCCAAGCAAGGCTTCGCGTTCACCTACCAAACAGCCATGCGTTTTGTGGATGCGATGGAGGCAGGTGCAGCGACAAAGCGGGGTGGCCTGCAGTGAATGGCACGCTAATCCCCGACCATCGTGAAGCGGTGCTGGCGCAGCTCAACGCGAGCATCGATAGCTTCTTCCTGGAAGGTGGAAGCGTGCAGACCTTGCCAGGCAGCCAGTACGTGCCACACCGGCCGCGCCGTGAACTGGAACCAGTACGAGCTCCAGCGGAGCCGCCGCTGAGTAAGCGAGTGGCCAAGCGGCTCGAGCACCTTGCAGCGATTCGGGCTTTAGCCCAGACCATGACCTACGCCCAAGCAATGGCTCATACAGGGCTTTCGCAATCAGCACTGGTCCGCGCTGCTGCAGCCGGCAAGTTCAAGTTTCAGCCCGACCCGAACTGGGGCAAGGGCAACCAGGGCAAAAAGCTCAGCGATCCCGCAGAAGACAGGGCCAAGGCTGAACAGATCGTTGCATATCGCAACGTCGGGATGACCCGGGCTGACGTTGTTCGCGAGCTGCAGATCTCCTTTAAGCAACTCAGCCGTCTTCTCCGGGACTTCGGCATCAGCTTCCCAACCACCGCCGAAAAGCGAGCAACAAGACAAGCATGAAACGCATCACCGCGCGCGTCCGGCACGGCCGGCGCCAGCAGCACATCAATCTGCCGCCCATCGGCTTGGTGCAGCGAGATCAGTCTTTGTCTCTATCGCTGGAAACAGCAATTCCACATGCTGCGGCGGTTAGTCTGTTCAAGGAGCGGACGGAACCAGCAAGCGCTCCCGAGATTGACTCGCCATACCGCTCCAATCCCTTAGTAGCGAGGCAGTCAATAAGTTGGGCGACTTCTGTCAGCTCAAGCTCGATCACATAGTCGTATTCACCACTCGCGTCCGAATGTCTAACTTTGCGATGGCCTACCGTAACAACTGGATCCGGGCCCTTGATCGAAGTTCCGGGTGTCTGGATTCCAGGCGAAATCCCTAAAACTGGCGCCTTCGGCTTTTTCGCCTTCAGCCGAGTCCATCCTTCTTTTCGGTTAGCGCCTTGCCTATGAATTTCCATTGTTCCCTCGCTGGCCGGCCCCATGCCGGTCACCCGTAATACCCCATCCCAAACCAAATTGCCACCATGCCGCATCCGGCCACGGAGGGCGGCGCATGCATGGAGAAAGCCATGGACAAGAACACCAAGATCCTCATCGCCGAGATCCCGGGCGAATGGACCGAGCGCACCCGCTCCGGCCACACGAACATCTGGAATGGCAAGGATCATGATCGTCCGCATCGTAACGGCCTGCCCGAGGTGAAGCTTGAGCCGCCAGAGAAGGGTTTGTATGCCGAACGCATCGACGGCGCCTGGTATTGGGTCTCCGGTTGCAATAAGTGCAACGGTGAAGCGGGCAAGTGGAGCTACATCGTCTGCGACGCGCACAACGTATGCAGCTGCTGCGGAACTCACCGCTCCCAGTTGACGGACATCCCATGGGGTACACGAGATGGGTTCAACTGCAAGCCTTGCCAGGAGCGTCTGGACGCTGCTGCCAAAGCAGGGGCCCTGGCCAAGTTTGCTGAAGCGGAGTACGACGACTCAGACTTCGAGTATCAGGACGACTGCAAGTGTCCGCATTGCGCCTCAGTCATGCACATCGAAACCGAGGACTACGGCGACAAAACGATGGCCTGCGACGTGTGCGATGGCCAATTCGAGCTGACCCTCAACTACGAGATCACCTTCAGCACAAAGGTCATCGGCGAGCGCGTTACGGCCTGACCCTCCGGCGCTGCCCGCAAACGAAAACGCCGCCTGATGAGGCGGCGCTGGATGACGAAGAACCGACGTTACCAGGTCTTCGGCTCTGACTTCTTGTACGAACCACCAGTCATGCACTTCTCGACCAGATCTTCGCGAGCCTTGTTGTCTGGAAGCGTTTTCAGGTAATCGGGCTGGCAGTGTTCAGTAGTCGGCTCGTAGGCGGCAGTGTCGGCGGCGTCTTCTTTGCAGCCGGCAAGTCCTGTAGTGACCGCCGCCGTGAGCATAAAGGCAAGCGAGCGCATCATGGCTTGAAACCTTGATCTGGGGTCTTTGGAGGCGGGATGTCCCAGAGCTTGTCGCTAGAATCCTGCTGGGCCTTGGCTTTTTCCTCGGCTTCTGACTCGAAGCATCCGCTGAGCATTACGGAACTGACCAATGCCAGCATGGCGAGTGCAATAGAGCGCTTCATGGCGTGAAGCCCTCGTCCTTGCTCCGGTCTGGCTTGGGGATGTTCCAGAGCTTTTCGCCGGCCGCCGGCTTTTCAGTCTCGGAATCCCAGCAGCCGCTAAGCGACAGCGCAGTGATAGCTACAAGAATTGCTCCAATGATGGTGCGTTTCATGAGGTTCCTTCCTGTGAAATGGCCGGGCGTTATAGCAAAGATCCACACCTCCCGCAAAACGTGGCGCTGTGCCATCAGTCAGCGCCTTCCCCTATTCAACGATAACGCCTCCCCGGCGAGGGCGGCGCCTGCACGCAAGGACCACAACATGACCGAACAACAGCACGACGAGAGCAAGCTAGAGCGAGTCATCCGCAAGATTAAGCGCTGCCTGGCCCTCTCGAAAAGCTCGAACGAGAACGAGGCGGCCACGGCAATGCGCCAGGCCCAAGCGCTGATGCGAGAGTACCGCCTCACCGAGCTGGATGTCCGCCTGAGCGATGTGGATGAAGTCCAGTCGGAGAAGTTCAGGGCGAACCGCCGGCCAACCTGGGATCGACACCTAAGCGGGGTCGTGGCCAGGGTGTTTGGATGCCGACCGCTCTCGTATCGCCACTGGTGCGCCACCTCCGGACGCATGGTGGAGCGGACCTTGTTTATCGGCGTAACACCAGCACCCCAGATCGCGATGTACGCCTACGAAACCCTGCTTGCCAAGCTGACGCAGGACCGGCGCGACTATGTGGCACGGGTCCGGTCCGGCAAGAGCCGCAGCGCCTACTCGCCAGAGACTGCCGGCGATCACTTCGCAATCGCTTGGGTTTCAGTTGTGCACGGCAAGATCCATGAGTTGGTGCCCCGCGGCGAGGAAGATCCAGCCATCGAACAGCACTCCAATGGGCGCGACCTCGTCACGGTGGAGAGTCAGGACAATGCACTGATCGAGCAGTACCTGGCCGGTCGGGAAATCGGCAAGCCACGCAAAGCGCGCCCTATCGAGCTCGACATGGCAGCCCAGATCGCTGGGACGCTCGCCGGGCAGCATGTCGAGCTCAACGCTGGGCTGGCCTCGGGCGGGCAGGATCAGTACAGGCTGGAAAGCGCATGACTATCAACCGCGGCCTGACCGAAGACATCGACTGCTTCTGCGGGGACTAGCCTTTCAGGCTGCTGATGCGTTCGCAGATAGCGTCGTAAGCCTCATAGAAATAGTACTTGGGCAGAAACTCTGTCTCCCGAAAATCCGCAATTCTACGCTCTCGATCAGGCCTGAAGGTTGCGAGAAAGGGGTCGTTCTGAGCGATTACGATTTCTGGTTGCGCGTAGTCGTCGAACTGGCTTCCAGTGATGTCTATGATCGTTCCGCTCAAGTCGAGCCATACGTGCGAACCAAGCTCGCCCTTTTTCCCGCCATTTCGCCCATGAACTCTCAGCGCGCCTGGATAACCTTGTTCAGATAGGTACGCGGCCAACAGCAAAGATGAATCATCGCATGAGGCGTGCGGGAAATTCTTGGTAATGCTGACTCCGAACCAGTGACCCTCTTCGACTAGTTGTTTCAGCGCCGACCGAAACTCAGCAACCACAACGCCCAATTCTCGCTGACTCACAACCACCTCCATTCGATATGCGGCGAACTATAACCGCGAGGTATCCCCATGCCCACAGAAAACCGATCCAGCAACACCGAACTGAGCAAGATCGTCACCGAAGCCCTTGTCGGCATGGTTTCCGGCGTCACCGGTATGAAGCCGCCACCTGGTGAGCCCTTGCCTGGTTTCATACAAGCGCCGATTGATCGCGCAGTTACGCGCATCTCCGGCCTTCTTGCACAGCCGGTCCAGCAGCCCCACCCCGAGCCAATAGCCTGGATGGTTGATACTGCCATCTGGTGGACCAAAGAAGAGGCAGAGAGGGATTCGGCGGCGGCCGGGCTGCCGATTGTCCCTGTTGGGCCGTTGGTATCCATCCCTGACGGATACTGCCTGATGCCCAAGCGGCTCACCGCCGAAAACGGCGCCAAGGCACTGCTACTAGGTGAGTTCAAGCTGGAGGTCACCCAGGAATGCCCGGAATGCCGCGAACTGGATGAGCCGGTAGAAGGCTGCGAGATCTGCGATGGCGAGGGTGAGTACGGCCAGCGCCACATGATCCCCTGGGACAAAATCAAATTCATCTACAGCGAGGCCGTGAAGGGTCTCGCTCTCCAGCCGAACAACGCCCGGTAGCGAAATCCTGATCGGAGCACATTTGTACTCCACCCAGCTTTAATCCCTTTCCCCTCTATTCACTGCCGCGATATGGCGGCCAAGGAATCGTCATGCCTGAAGAAATCAAGCTGATCCAGCCGGCGCCGGTCGTGCGCGACGAATACGGAATGTTCCAGCACCCTGACCTCCCTGACTTCGAGGAGGGTGACGCCGACAAGTGCAAAGCCTGGATTGCTGAGCAGGGCCTGGAGGTCGGCAAGGTCAGCCTGGAATACGCCGACGAGGCCATTGCTGATCGGTATTTCGAAAGCCACGACCCTGACTGCAGCTACTGGGAACCATACCGGCCCGATGGCGATGGCTGGTTCTGCCTGGCAATCCACGATACCGACGACGGTCCGGTGTGCTGGTGGGGTCGCCGAGTGGTGAAGCCATGACCCGCCTCGCCCTCTGCCTCCTGCTGCTGGCCACCGGCGCCAGCGCAGCCCCATTGCCACGGTACGTCGAGCGGATCCACGACAGCGAGCGTGCTGTCACCTGCTGGGTAGCCAGCGCAGGCATGGGGATCGGCATCAGCTGCATCCCCGACAGCCAGCTGCAGGCCGGCAACGAGCGCCAGCTCTCCCCGCACGAAACCCAACCCGAACCTACACCCGCTCTGGCGCCTGGGCGCTGGATTGATGAGAGGTATCAGCTGTGAAGATCGGAAAGCTTTTTCTTGGAGTGAACTGGTGCTACGGCGGCAAGGAAGAGGCGGTGGTCGCCAGCTGGAGCCTGAAGTGCGGCTACTGGCGCTGGGCAATCTGGTGGCGAAAGCCAAAGAAGGTTCTGTGCCTTCCGGCCTTCGGGCCATCCATGGCGGCAGGCACCAAGTACTTCGTGGGCCATGGCCACTTCGGCGCCTGGGCGCGGCTTCCGCTGATCGGTTCGTTGTCCATATCAACCCAGCCGCCCTACCCGGCGCAGGTGCAGCCATGACCGACCTGATCGAAGTGAGGACCGCACACCTGACCGGCGAGGCGCTGGGCTGGGCCGTTGGCAAAGCCGAAGGGCTGAACCTTGAACTGGTCCCGCCGCAGTACGGCAACCCCTGGCGGGTGTTCGCCCGGTACCAGGGCCAGGCCGTCGAGCACACCAAACGCTACAACCCGTGGGAAGACTGGGCGCTGGGCGGACCACTGGCGGTGAAGTATCAGGTGTCGCTCATCCCGGAAGCACATGAAGGGCCCGAGGGCACTGAAATGTCGGAGCGCTGGCGGGCCAGCGTTTACTACAAGGCAGGCGAGCACTACGGCACGGACTATTGCGACACCGCCCTGATTGCTGCGAGCCAGGCAGTAGTCGCCACTGAGTTCGGCGATACCGTCCAAGTGCCCAAGGAGCTGCTGTCATGCCCAAACTGATCAAAGTGCACACCTGCGACCTGGCTGGAAAGGCGTTGCTCTGGGCTGTCGAGATGGTCGACGGACCGATCCCGCCGCCGGCCGGCCAACTGCAACTGCCACTCAGCGGCCAGGCCATCGACGACGCGACCGGCGAGTACCTCATCGAAAAGCACAGCATCTGGATTGACTGCGGCTACAGCTGGCCCTGGCTGGCCTGCGTGTCAGGTCACCCACTGGACCGCCAGCCCGGTGATACGCGGGCCGAAGCTGCAGCCCGGGCGGTCGTGCACCACGCCCGCGGCGAAACCATCAAAGTACCGAGGGAGCTATGCCAATGATCCTGCCCCTGATGTACATGGCCCACCTGATCTACAGGGGGCCGCGATGAGCAAGAACTGCAACACCTGCAAATGGCTGGAGTGGGTTGACGGTGAAAGCGAGTCGGACACCGGCTTCACATGCAACAAGCGCCACCAGCAGATGTGGGCCGACGGCCGCGAGCAAGAGCTGCTCGACAACCTGGAGCGCGACGATTACCGCGCGCGCTACAAACGCTGCTTCGAACCAGAAGCCTAACCCCCCCCAACTACTCAAGCTCGCCGACATGCGCGGGCGAGGATCTGTCATGCCTAAAGCATTGCTTCGCGAAGTCGCCATGGATTGCATTTCCGACATGGCCCAGCACTTGCCGACCGACTGCGAACTGTTCGTCATCGCCTGCCGCCCCGGCAAAGCTGATTATGATCTGGTCCTGCCGTCGCCCGAGGCGAACCTGAACAACGTCCTCGATGCGCTGCGGCGCCCAGGCCTGAGCATCGATGGCGCCAATATCTACAAAGAGGCCGTATGCGACTTGGCCATCGGCGCCATGGCGATGGGCAAGCAGAACAACAACCCACCACCCGAAGGTCACTGGGGCGAGCGGTTCTGGGATATCGGCCGGGCCGAGGGCCAGCAGCGCGATGACCTAGTGGCGGCTCTTGAGCATCTGGTTACCGTGACCACTCCTGATGCCAATGGCCAGATCGGGGCGAAGGAAGAACACCTGGCCGCCCTGGAAAATGCCCGCGCAATGATCCGGCTGCACCGCGCCTGACCACCAACCTGCCGCCACCGGCGGCGTGGAGACCATCCCATGGAAACCGAAATCCTTTCGGACGAAGAGCTGGTGGCGATCACCGGCTACAAACCCCGGGCGTGGCAGCGCCGTTGGCTCACAGAAAAAGGCTGGCACTTTGTCGAGAGCCGCGGCGGCCGGCCACTGGTTGGCCGCCAGTACGCCCGCCAGAAGCTCAGCGGCGTGGTGATTGACACCGTGCCGGTCGCTGCCGCCCCTCCACCAGCGCCCGCCTGGACCCCTGATTTTTCCCGAGTGAAGTGAAATGCGCCCAAGGAAGACTGAAAATCGCGACCTGCCACCAGGCATGTATCGCCGCAAGAGACAAAAAGCTAATGGCAAGGTGTGGGAGGCCCTGTACTACAGAGACAAGTCTGGCAAGGATATCTTTCTCGGCAATGACCTGGTGAAGGCCAAGTTGAAGTGGGCGGAACTGGAGGCCAAGTCGGTGCCGAAGGAACTGACCACTATGAGGGGAATTTTCGACGAGTACCTGCTAAAGATCATCCCGGGCAAGGCCGCCAGGACCCAAAAAGACAACATCTACGAGCTCAAGCAGTTGCGCGCCGTGTTCGACTCGGCGCCGATTGACGCCATCACGCCAGCGATGATCGCCCAGTACCGCGACTCGCGGTCGGCGAAGACCAGGGCGAACAGGGAAATCGCCCTGCTCTCTCACGTATTCAACACGGCCAGGGAATGGGGGCTCACCACCCGGGACAACCCGTGCCTGGGCGTGAGAAAGAACAAGGAGAAACCTCGCGACTTCTACGCCAACGAAACAGTTTGGCAGGCGGTGTATGAGGAGGCTCCACCGGAGCTGAAGGATGCGATGGACCTCGCGTACCTGACTGGCCAACGGCCGTCGGACGTGCTGTCCATGCGAAAGGACGATATGGAGGGGATCTACCTGCTGGTAAGCCAAGGTAAAACCGGCAAGCGACTGAGGATCGTCTTGGAGATGGACGGGGTGAAGAACAGCCTGGGCCAACTGCTCGAGCGAATCATGCGCAGGACCAGCGAGCACCTGTCGCCGTTCTTCATCGTCAATGAGCACGGCAAGCGCATGAGCTGGCCGATGCTGCGCAACCGATGGGCAGACGCCCGAGAGGATGCCAGGGTCAAGGCCGAGGCCGAGAAGAAGCCCGACTTGGCCAATCGAATCGCCCAGTTCCAGTTCCGCGACATCCGGCCGAAGGCGGCATCGGAGATCAACGACCTGAGCGAAGCAAGCGTGCTGCTTGGGCACTCGAAAGAGGGAATCACCGAACGCGTTTACCGGCGCGTCGGCGCCATCGCCAAGCCTTCAAAATGA